AATGGATCACACTCGATGCGTATTACAAACTACGCCTCGAAGAATATGCAAAAGAAGATAAAGCCAACTACCTCTTCGGATCACAACTATCATCAAGCTATGTAGATCCAATGTGGAACTGGCAAATAGTAAAATATCTAGAAACCTGCGATCATCCACGCATCGCTGCACTTGCACATATCGAAGATCAACGAAGTAAAAACATTACACACGGCCTCCGTAATGTCTTTCGTTTCGGTATACATCTCAAAGCAGTTAAACAAAGCGAATACTTCGTACAAGAACTAAACTGGCTTGAGCGTAACTATCCAATGCTTCGATTAATAACTAATGTAAACTACTCGTTAAACGATAAAGCAAAACAGTTCATTAACGACTACATCAATCTTGCATCATGAATACACCATTACCAATCAGTATCCGTAGTAAAAGAGGATTACAAAGTAAACTCAAACTAAACGATATAAATATACCAGTACATAAATCTACTCTTCGTACCTATGAACTACCTGAAAATACTGTAGCTATATCAGTATGCGACTGTTTCATAACATATCGATTCACTCAACAAACACACAAAAGTAAGTGGGGTGGTGGATCAATCTATGCACAAATACAATCTCGTATGCGTGCCAATTCTCAAACAGGTGACTTCAATCTGTATTACACAGGTACAACAACAAGTGATGAAAATCACGACAAGTTCATGGAGACCTTTAGAATAATGCGTCCAGTCATGGAGCAGTTGTTCAGTCGATAGCAAAATAACCTATAGCCTCGTCCGTATTGGTTACACGGGCGGGGCTATTCTTTTGTCCCGAGTCCTATGGCTAGCGTACTATCATACATTACCAATATACGAATGCGTTACATCTTAAGTGTGTCCTCGCTTCGCTCGGTGGGTGTTTAGATTGCTGATGCTCGATATATGCAGGCCTCCTTTGCAATCAAAACCCTCCATTCATTGCCGTGTTGCTAGATTTCATAGTGTGATCAACGAGGCTTGTTTACCTTACAGTTAGGTAAGCATGAATAATCCTTAACCAATATATTATCCTCGTTGTTCGTTCACTATCATGACTATCGAAAATCAAGACATGTTCGGTTCTAACGATAACGCTACTTCAGTTGCAGACGCTTTCGACTTCGACTCCTTCATCGGTAACGACCCCATTCCAGAAGGTAAGCACGAACTCCGTTTACTTAATGTAAAAAGTAACACATCCGAGATCCGTTTAACATTCGTTCACGACGCTTACACAGGCGTAGCCACCGAAATGTTCTCCAAACTATCACCTAAGCACGGTTGGTTACTCGGTAAATGGATGCGTGTATTCGATATCGCTCGCCCAGTAAACGGTCTTACAAAAGAAGGTGTATTCGAACATTTCGAAAAGCATCTTCAAGACTGCATCGGTCAGGATTACAACTGCGATGTCACAAAAGCAGATCAAGGCGATACGCTCTACAACGCTGTAACCCTCCAGTCTTAACCCTTAACCTCATCGGGCAGGCACGGTTCAATCCCGTGTCTGTCCATAACCTTTTTATACTATCATGGGTACTTACTACTACTTCAATCTATGTGCTATCAAAGACGCCAAAGCAGGTTGTCCTTGGGTATACAAACATACTTCATCAAACAAAACTCTTTTACTTCTACCAACATGGAGATTGCGTCCATCATGGTTAATTAACTAACCCCCAAACGACCTCGATACTATCACGGTATCGGGGTCTTTTTTTGTCACGAGTCCTCCATTCGTTGCCGTATTGCTAGATTTCATAGTGTGACAATCAAGTCATTATTTTAACTTATACAAACTATGAACAACATACAAAAACAACTGCTATCAACAAAGCTACCTCAAGAACTCAACGACGCAATCCTTGATCTTCCTCAACTATCAAATGAGAACATTGTTCAGACAGAAAAAGCGTTAAGTCTTTGGGATAACACCACTGTTAATGAAAACATTGATCGTGTAAAAGAGCTCCTGCTTACCATCTATGAAAACATTGAAATGGAAAACCACAAAGCTACATTACGCTATAAAGTAGAAAACGACTTTGGAATGTTTTGGTTCTTACCAATAGATAAAGAATTCGATGAGCTATTTGAAAAAGTCTACACCGATCTGTATTGGACAACAGACGGGTGTCACGATGAATACTATCAAGAAATAGCAAAACAGTTCAATATGGAAGACGACAGTGCAAAGCTTGTTATCAAAATATTCAACAAATGCAACATAGCTAACTATCGCAGTCCTGTAAGCTTCATGCAATAATCGTTAACCCTTAACCAACGACCTCGATACTATCACGGTATCGGGGTCTTTTTTTGTTCCAAGTCCTTTAAAAGTGGTCGCTAAAGCTCCTGCCCTTAGATTGACACAATCCTCCATTGCCACATATTTTATGACGCATAATGATTGAGGGTAAGGGACGATTGCGTCAAAGCCTGCGACCCAAGACCTTGGACTAGATTCTGAATCTAGTGTGCTGTCGACCCTAAGTCGTTGACCATCAGCATGATGCCAAGGTCAGCAGTGCCAAGTGTATCGACTTTGTATCTGACTAGAGTATCAAGTCGCATAGGTGTGGTGTAGTAGACCGCCCCCCACCTCCCACGGGGTACCAACTATCACTACCACTCGCAGTCGACTATCAATTACAGAAATAAAAAACAATCTTTTCGGGCCGCTTTCCTCTGGATCTGTCGAAAAAGAAGAAAAGTTTAAACATGTCCGGGTCGATATGTTTATGCCAGGTACATCATATCCAACCGCTAGCACCCCGGGTACCAAAAAGTTACATTGTATCGCAAAGAGGACTCCTTTCAGCGTATGCCAACTAAACAAACTACTCGATTGCGTGAAGATGTACACAAATTCATCCACGATGATGACTTTGAATTAGCTGTAGCCGCTTTGCGTGACGGGCTTAAAGCTAAACAAACCGTCCGCAGAAACCGAGAAGACGGGCAAAGAGGGGTAGAATACGAAGAAGTGGCTAGTCACACGGTTCGAATAACTGCCGCAAAGTTGCTTTTAGAGTACGGATTTGGAAAACCGGCCACCAGAGCGGAAATTACCGTCTCTAAAGACAATTCTCAAGAGATCAGCACCGGTGATATTTTGTCCAGATTTCGCAGTTCTGGCATGGATTTGAACGAAATCGTCGATGTTTACGCAGAATCCGTAAAAGAGGAGCCTTTAACGATCGAAAATGAATCTTGAAGAGTCAAAAAGGCGTGAAATTGAGGAATTATTTGAGTTAACTCCTCAATCCCAGGTTGAAAGTGTTCCTCAATGGGAGCGAGATTTGTATAAAGAGCTAAAAGCACAAGAGGGAATGCTCGAAACCACGACGGTACCCACCCGGGGGGATGTACCTACCATCGGACACGGACATACCGGTGATCGCGCAATACCTGGAGCAAAAATTACAAAAGACGAAGCTTCTCAGCTTTTAAAACAGGACATATACGACCGCCGACCTGAGATCCACAGCCTAATGCCTGAGTTCGAGGTCTATCCACCTGAACTTCAAGTCCCCTTAGCATCCTCGCACTTCCGGGGTAGCCTTGGTGGAAGTCCAAAAACCCTGGAACACATAAATAACGGCGAATTTATCAAGGCGGCCAATGAGTTTTTAGATAACGACGAGTATCGAGATGCCGAATCAAGGGGCAGACCTGGTATTCGTCCTCGCATGGAAAAAACTTCCAATGCATTGCGAAAGTTCGGCACCGGCCAACATCCTTCAAACAACTTAGTATCTGGAAACCGATGACACCTGAAAAACAATTTGAAAACGAATTATCTGCGGTATTTGTCCGTTGGTGGGAAGAATCTGACATTGATGAATTTGAAATGGGTCAGATTGCACTCGGTGTGGTTGATCGCTTTTGCGAGGTCGAGATTGAAAACGATGTCGAATTCGAAATGGACTTCGATTTGGACGAGGTCGACGAGGAATAATCATGTACGACCTAGCGACCATAAAATTTATTAACTCTGACGAGCAGATTCGCATTCGTCAGGAAAAAGCGAGGATATTGAACCGTGCCAGCAAGAAAGCCAAAAGGTAAAAAGAGTACAACATCGAAGAAGGGACCTTGTTGGAAGGGCTACAGTGCCATTGGCATGAAGAGCAAGGGCGGTCGAAAGGTTCCAAATTGCGTACCTAAGAAAGGATCGAAAAGGGGGAAGTAATGCCGGCCAAAAGAAAGCCTAGTAAACCAATTCGTAAGACTACGAAGGGAAAAGGAGCTAATTACAGAACTGCTAAAGCTGGTGCTGGTATGACGAAGAAGGGTGTAGCCGCATATCGAAAAGCTAATCCCGGAAGTAAGCTCAAGACTGCTGTCACTGGTAAGGTCAAGAAGGGTAGCAAAGCGGCCGGCCGACGAAAATCATTTTGTGCAAGATCTAAGAGTTGGACTGGTGAGAGGGGCAAAGCTGCCCGCCGCCGCTGGAAGTGCTGATGGAAGAGTACGATATAGAGCCTTTCATTCCTGGGGTTAAGACTAAGGGTCGCCCCTTGAGTAGTGTTTTAAAACAAGCTGTTAAGGCTCCTTTTAAGCTTGCTGGAGCAGCAGTTAAGGCTCCTTTTAAACTTGCTGAAGGTTTAATAGAAAATATAGCCGCTCCAGTAGTTATGAAACCATACCAGTTAGCTACTGATGCGGTTGTACGCAATAAATTAAAAAAACCGTTTGAATACCAACACGATGTAGAGTTTGCCGGACTTAATGTACCAGTAAGCCACAAACTAGACGCTAGTAAAAGCTCTGTAGATCGGGGTTTTGCGTTTAATAGAGGCGGTTTTACTACTGATTACAATTTTGTCATCGACCACGAAATCAGACTAGGTGAATCAAGACCTCTCTCCGATCCATCAAAAGCATCGGAGTATGCTAAAAACAGCAGAGTCCCAATAAGCAAGCCCTTAGGTACTGGTCTTCACCCTCGAAACAGGTAATGGAAGATAAAACTAAACAGCTTGAGGATCTTATCCGTATCGATCCTGAGGTTTGGTTCAGTACATTTGCGGTAATCAAGGACAAACGGGGTAGGGATATTAAGCCCAAGCCGAATACCTTGCAGAAACGAATGTTCAATCATTATCGAAAATGTCAGATCGAGGATAAACCGTGCAAAATGATCATATTAAAGCCTCGTCAAAAGGGTGCTAGCACCTGCGCTCAGGCTTTGACATATCACCACATGCGCAAACATGCGACCCTTGCCGGATCCTTGATGGGTGATATCAGTGGAACTTCGGATAAAGTTTTTGAGATCTATCGTCGCTATGCTGAGAATGACTTATTTCCTTGGGAATCTAATGGAGCGGCTAGCGTATTGGACGGTGGATCCTTGGTTGATTTGATTAAATTAAGAAGCGGTAGTATTTATGGTAAAGAAACCGCGGGATCCAAAAATGCTGGTCGATCTGGTACCATTCAGGTTGGTAATATGACGGAGGTTGCATTCTGGCCTATGCAGGGTGAAAGAGACCCTGCTCTTGGATATTTGCAGAGTTTATATGACGGTGACAATTTATCCTTGGTTGTCGCAGACTCTACCCCTAATGGCCCGGCCGGTTGGTTTTATCGTACCTGGGTGCAAGACAATGAATGGGCGAAGATATTCGCTGCATGGTTTGAATTTGAGGACTCCATAGTCCCATTTGAAACTGATGAACATAAACAAGACTTCATTGATACCATGACGGAGGATGAAAAGTCTGAAATGGAACGCTTTGAAGTAAATTATGAACAATTGCATTGGCGTCGTCGTGTTCTCCAGGACAAATGCAATGGGGACATTAGTAAATTTCGTCAGGAATATCCTAGTGATCCTGAAGAATGTTTCTTAATGAGTTCTCGTCCAAGATTTCACACTGCAAATCTTGATAAAATGATCAAGGCCAGCGCTAATGTAACCAGTAAAATTGGAACTCTTACCCTTCAGGGCGAAGGAAAGACCTCTAGCTTTCTTCCTGATCGTGCGGGCTCTTGGAAAATCTACGAAGAACCTGAGCATGACTCCAAATATTTAATCTCTGCGGATACATGTACCGGGGAAGACCAACAAACCCAAGGAATCTCTGCAGATCCTGACTACCACAGCGTACAAATTTGGAAAGCCCCCTTTGAAGACTGGCATGGTAACTGGCATGTCCCCCGTTTGGTCGCGATTCACCATAGTCGTTTGGACATTGGAATCTTGGCCCAGGAGGTTGAAGCCGCATCAAAATGGTATGGTGATGCATTTATCATCCCTGAGGTTAATAATTCTGGTCTGGCATTGTTAAAGTACCTGCTCGATATGGGATTATCTGTATATCGCCGTAGAAAATTTAATGATTCCATGGGTATGGTTGAAAAGAGCTATGGCTGGTCCACTGATAAAATTACTCGAAAGACAATTATTGATCATTTGGCCGCTGAATTGATCGAAGAAAATTTAGATATCCCGGATGAAGATGTACTTCGCGAGATGAAAACCTTTGTAATTAATGATCGTGGCAAGCCTGAAGCTGCTCCCGGCCATCATGACGACCATGTCCTAGCTACAGCCATTGCATTGTATAACATCGATAGTGCATCGACATACAAGAGCCCGAAAAAGAAGAAGATTACTAATCGCATGCTTCATAAAAACCCTAGCCTTCTATGTCCTGACGGCTTCATGCGCGTGCCTCTCAATGCATTGAAGAAGAATTACAAGCGGTTGAGACCATAATACCCCGGATCTACCCTTTCGCTTATGGCAGAGAAAACCCGCGAAGAATTTCTAGCAGAGTTCGCAAAAAATATTTTTGACGAAACTTATTTCAGCACATTTACCGACGACAATGCTTTTTTTGATGCGGCGAAGTACCTTAAGGACAACGGTATTCCGGTATCCGAGTTAGACAAGCAGTTTAAAAAGCTTCAACAAAAGTATGTAGGTTCCAGGCCGCGGGCTAAAGACAATCTGTTCGACATTATCGGTTCCGAGTACGGAAGATCCGAGGTTAAGGGTATGCGAGATCGTTTCGGTTTTGACTCTACTAAAGAGTTTAACTCTCGAACCGAAGCTCGCAAAGAAGAGAAAGCGGCGGAAGCGCTAGAAGAACAGCCCGCCGAACCTGCCGAGGTAGCCGAAGCGGTCGAGCCTCAGGCAGAAGCAGTGCAAGCCGCTCCAAAAGAGCAAGTAGATGTAGACCAAGGACCTACTTTAGAAAATCCAGCCGGTCTTGCCGCTATGGCGGACAATCTTGGCGCTAGATTTCGCGACCCTAGGATAAAAAGTATACCGGCAATACAGCGCCGGAACATGGAAAAAGCCCTTAACGCCCAAGCGTTAAGAGGTATAGATGAGGATATCGCAAAAAAAAGACGGGAAGACCGCACCCAAAAAATATTTGACGACCGGGACGCCGATTTAAAAGAAGCTTGGGCACGAAGCCGCACCGGTAGAAGAACAGGTCTTACTTTTGATGAGCTTGATGCGGATACCCAAGCAGATATGCGCAACAGGTATAACGATAGCCGCGAGGCAGGAGCTTATTCGGACGAAAAGTACGAAGCGTACAAAGAAAATACTAAAGATCCTTTGGAAAAAGAGTATGAGCGTAAACTCAAAGCATTGCAGGAGAGTCGTGCATTACCCCCTCAAGATCCTTTTATTGAAGAGACTAAGACCGACGCTATGTTTACGCAGCCCAGAGGTCCGGAATCCTTCGAAATGGATCCAGCTGCAGCTGCATCCGCAAGCGCTTTCTATGACAACGCGGTGAAAAGGGCCGCAAGCCTGGAAGATCCAGCTGCATCCGCAAACGCTTTCTATGACAACGCGGTGAAAAGGGCCGCAAGCCTGGAAGGTATGCCTCCTAGTGAATCAGGTTATTCATCAGCAGATTCAAAACCTTTTCAAGTAGATACAACATCTAAAGATAAATTTGGTCCTCGTAGAGAGTATACATTTACAGATCCTACTAGGCCTGAAAAGCCTGTAGCTCCCGAATCGTTTGAATTATTCATGCCTCCTAGTGAATCAGGTTATTCATCAGCAGATTCAAAACCTTTTCAAGTAGATACAACATCTAAAGATAAATTTGGACCCCGTAGAGAGTATGTGTTTACAGATCCTACGAGGCCTCAAAAGCCAATAGCACCTGAATCGTTTGAATTATTCATGCCTCCTAACGAAGCAGGTTATTCATCAGCAGATTCAAAACCTTTTCAAGTAGATACAACATCTAAAGATAAATTTGGTCCTCGTAGAGAGTATATGTTTACAGATCCTACTAGGCCGGAGAAACCTATAGCTTCCGAATCATTTGAATTATTCATGCCTCCTAGTGAAGCAGGTTATTCATCATCAGATTCAAAACCTTCTCCGGTAGATACAACATCTAAAGATCCGACAGCCGCCGCAAACGCTTTCTATGACAACGCGGTGAAAAGGGCCGCAAGCCTGGAAGGTATGCCTCCTAGTGAATCAGGTTATTCATCAGCAGATTCAAAACCTTCTCCGGTAGATACAACATCTAAAGATAAATTTGGTCCTCGTAGAGAGTATACATTTACAGATCCTACTAGGCCGGAGAAACCTATAGCTTCCGAATCATTTGAATTATTCATGCCTGAAGCTAACCCGGGTAAAAGCCTTACGTCTCAGCAGCCTACTTTGGACGAGCCGGTATCAGTACCTCCTTCGCAAGATTCGCTTAAACCCAAACCTGCATATACCGCTGAAAATGCACAGCAAGATTACGACGAGATCAAAGCTATGCGTGACATGGAAGAAGCGAAGCGAATTAGTCAGCTTAATTCTCAGATTCAATTGACCAACATGCAGAAATCTAAGGCTCAGAATATTGCAGATACTAAAGCTTATCACAACCAGACCGCACCAACCTACGGTAAACGAAATGACGGCACTTACGGGATTATGCACGACCCCCGCAGCCCTCAAGCAATGAAAGAGCGCTCCGTCGTTATGCAGGGTATAAACAACTCTAAATCAGGTGATCCTATGCAAGACTGGATGGACTCAAGAAAAGAAGAGGACGAGCGTAAGCGTAGGCAGCAAAAATTCGTATCTCAGTCGAAGGCTAGTCCGTTTTACAATAAAAGTATTTTCGGGTAAAACCGCATTAGACTATGTCCATGTTCGACGAGCTAGATCTCGGAGCTAAAGACTACAGCGGTAAGGGCGAAGGCTCTGGCTTTGAAAAGTTTTTAAGTAAACCAAGTCCCCGACCATACCAACCTTTTGGCGGACCTATGCAGCAGGCTTACCAGCCGCAACCCGAGCCCGTTGACTACAGCTATGGAGAAGCACCCGTTGACCAAGGACCTACGTTTTACGACGATTTAGATGCATACGAGCAGCTAAAGAATGGGCATAAGCAGATTAGTCAGTTTTCACGCGAAAACTCTAAATCCGCTAAGCGGTATGAAGACTTGTACGGAGAATTCATGGACAATGAGTTCAAACCTTTCTTTGAAAGCGTTGGAGGTTTTGGAGACTTTGAGTCTGATGACGAATATATCTCCGCGGTTGATGAAATATATAAGTCCAATCTCAAGGCATCTCAGCAGGAGGACGGTTGGCTTGGGGCCTCTGACGAAAAAACTAGGGCATTAGAGGGTTTAAAGAATTTTCAGCAGTGGGATCACCCCAACGGTATGCGGGCCAAGTTCCTCAGGCTAAAAGCCGAAAAGGATAAGCGTCGAGAAGTTGCCGATAGAGCTAAAGATGAAGAGTTTAAATTCTTCGAACAGCTGACAAACATTTCTATCCCAGCCCGCGAGGCATTGGACGAATCTCTTAAGTCTCGTAATAAAGCTCCAGGTAGCGCCAAAAAGATGAACGAAATGCTCGACGGCATGAGCTGGGAGCAGCCTATCGTCGGATACGACGGGGAGGTACAAAATTTAGAAAGCGTAGATCCGAGAGCAAAGATCAATCCGGCCATCGGATATGACGGTCAGGGTAATAAATCTAGCAAAGCTCAGAAAGAGCGAGTTGCTGCAGCTATGCGCGGAGATATCAAAGGCGTATTATCAAGAAGGCAGCATATCGCCAAAGGGCGCCAGCTTAGGGACAAAGGATTTTTCTTTTCCGAATCTGGATTGCTTGACGGCAGACCCATAGGCATGAGCCGTCGCGATGTCGATTTACTCGATATTGATGATATGCGTAAGGCTGGCATGACTAGCTTCCAGGGCAAACCATTGGACCAGGCTATGGCTGATCTTGGTGGTGAAGAGCGTTTGGAAATGGCTAAGGTCATGCAATCTGTATACTCGACAAAGAGTAATTACGAAGACGCTCAGTTAAAATTTCTTAAAGCGGCGGGCGGTCCTAAAGCTGACAAGTTGCGCGATGCTATGGAAGCTGCGCGTGAAGATATGCAAAAGACTATTGGTCTGGCTGCTAGCTATGGTCTGGACAACGAATTGTTCGAACAGGCAGAGACTACTGGCTGGCTCTCGGCTATGGGCAATGCTGTTCAGCGTGGTGCTCTGATGAGCGAGATGAGTAATTATACTCCTGACTTTCTGACTAATACATTGGATGCGGATGAGATGCAGCGATTTATCGAAATCGCATCGGAGATCGAGAAACTCCCGACTAGCTCCACGATGAAGCGTGTCAAAGAGACTAAGTCTGATGGCTTTCTCGATGCTATGGGAAATCTATTATTTGATAATCCCGCTGCGATTCCCGAAATGTTCGTGGAGTCACTATCATCATTTCTGCCTAGCACAATTAAATGGCTTCTTCCATCGGCTGCTGCTGGTGCAGCGGCGGGAACAATTGTTGCTCCCGGCGCAGGAACCGCGGCCGGTGCCGCAATTGGTGCTCGTGCATCCTGGGGTGTCGCATCATTTGTACTTGAAGCCTCCGGCATGGCACTTGAAGGCATGCAGGAATTAAACATCGACTGGAAGAATCCAAAAGTCTTTGCCGCTGCCTGGACGAACGAGAGCATACGGAGCAAGATTCAAAAGAAGATGGTACAGAAGGGCACACCTATCGCCATCGCTGACATGCTTACTGGTATGATGGCTGGCAAGGTTATGGGCGTAGTTAACCATACCGGCAACGCCGTGTTCAAAGGTGGTAAGCTTTTAAATAAGGAAGCATTTAATGCGGCCAATGGAGCTGTCCCGAGGTTTAAGCTCATGCAAAAGACCCGCAATGCTGCGGCTGAGCTCGGTGCAGACTCTTTCATGGGTATGTCCGGGGAATATCTCGGACAATGGGCAAGCAAAGAACCTGGCGAAGATTGGGACTGGGATGCTATCGCTGCTGAAGGATTGGTCGGAGTTGGCCCTGGAGCTGTTGGCGCTGCACTTGAAATGCGCGGCCCGCGAGCTAATTACTTTGGCAATGCACCTATCGATATTACTGGAGAAACTCAGACAGAGACTGGATCAACAGGTACAGTAAACCGTGCCGGATATCAGGCGAATTACCAAACCTTTAACGATCCCGAATCCATGATGGCTCATTTCGAGGATGTTGTCCCTCAGGGCACAACTCCCGAGGATCAGGATCGTAGGGCTGCCTCGCTAGACTTTACCCGTCGCTGGGTTACTACCATGTTTAAGATTCGTCCCGAAGCAATGGCTGGATTGAAGGTAGTAATTAGCGACCGTACTCCTGATGCAAATCTTAAAAATCGTGGAACTTTTGAATCTCGGGACGGTAATAACATCATCTATTTAAACGAGAAAGAATTCGCACAGGATCCCATGGGTGCAATGCTTCACGAATCTGGTCACTTCGCCCGCATCATGATGCTCAAAGACGAAGAGCTCACGAAGCTATGGGGCGGATTAAAAGAGGGTGAACAGCTCGACGCTTATACTCAATACTATACAAAGGACTATGAGCGCAGCTTCGAGGAGCATGATGAAAAGACTCAGAAAAAGATCCGTCGTGCATTTAATAAGACTGATAATGAAGTCCTCGCGGAAGAGTGGTTTTCTTACCAGTGGGCAAGAGTTCTTAATTCAAATTACAAACCTGACAAATCTGTTAAAGGTCTTGAAAAGTTCTATTCCGGGTTAGTTCGTCCATTATTCGCAGAGTTTACTGGGAGCGAAAAAGCAGCGGGTGATAAGAAGGGCAATGAATTCATGCTCGATGAGCAAATCCGACAGTTCTTGGAGGATGGATTTACTCCTAGCATGCAGACCGAGATCGATAATGCTCAGGCTCAGCGAGATGCTCTTGGAGCTTTGTATGAAGAAGGTCTACCTACTCAAAAAGAGTCAAACCGAGTAGGTAAGGCTAGAAGCAAAATACCTGGCCAGCTTCAGAAAAAGCTAAAGGCCATGGGCCTCGCGCCAAAGAAAGCGGCCCAAATGGCTAGAACATTAAACGCCATGGCGGGGGAGAAGATTTTGTCTACGGATCCATCGTTCTATACAAACATGGAGCGCGGATCCCTGAAAGCCGCTGGCGCTGATATTGAGGAGGGTAAACCAGAATCTGAAAAAAGGCCTGAGAATCAGGATCCGATGTTTATAGAATCAGCAGAAGGTCTAGCAAATGTAGAATCTGTTACAACTTTTGAAAAAGGGAGACCCAAGACTTATGAAAGTAAATCAGATAAAGAATCTCCTCGTGCTCAAGGAAGTAACCGTAAACAAGCTAGTCGTCCAGGAGCAGAGCCATACTTCGCTTCAGGCAGAGATTATGGCAGAGTTAAAGATAAGCTGGAAAAAGTTGAGAGTAAACGAGACAGGCCGTCAGCTAAAAAGACTCTCAAGAAAACAAAGAATTTAAGCAAGGATACGCTGAAGAGACAGGCAGAATCGCTCGAGAAAAAAGCACTAAACGATAGAGTCAGGCTTGCTAAAAAATCAGGGGAGGTTAATAGACGCAAAACAGCAGTTCAAGCCCGCGACGCGGAGATGAAAAGGTTGGATTTGTTGCTCAAGAATATGAGCAAGTCCGACAGGATTAAACTCGGGCAAGCGATTAACGCCGCAAAAAACGCTTTCCCCGACATTGAGACCTTAGACCGTAAGCTTGATGCCGCTATGGACGAGCTAGGTCCCGAAGCCTCCTCCGGTCAGATTATATCCAGACTTTTAAATCTGGAGGAGCTTACAGAGCTCGCCCCTCGGTCGTTTACTAAAGAGATGCGTAAACTCCTCCAGGAATCACGAGGCAAGCTCGCGAGCAATGAGGATATTGAAGATGTATCGTTCGAAATTACCGATGAAATACTCGATATTAAAGAACAGCTTAGAACACGAGTTGATGAGATTGATAAGCAGATCGCTAGCCTTCAAAAAGGCGCAAGCCAAAAGCCAAAAGCCGCAAGCCAAAAGCCGGAGGCCGGAGAGACAACAGTTGAGGCCGAAATTGACGCACTGAAAAATGCACGAAAGTTAGTAAAAACATACCTCGAAGCAGTAGCACCTGAAGAGTTGAGTATTGAGTGGAAAGACATCCCCGCTCACGCAATTTTCTACGCTTCTAACGGTAAGAAGTATTCAGCAGAGCCTATGACTTTAGGACAGCTTGCCGATCGCCGGGACGGATTTAAGAAAGGACAACTTTACTACAAGAACAGCAAGGGCGAACTCGTTGAGGCCAAAAATGAAAGTCGTACCGGGCAAGAGATTTTATGGGACCATATTTCCAAGTTTGATATCGAACAAACCGGTAAGACAACAGACTTTGGATATACTAAAGACGGTGAACTGATAAAGCCTAGAAAGTACGAGCTTATATTGGAAGCGGTTAAGGCTTCGGCATACTTCCGTAAATCTGCAGCTCCTAAAAAAGACGGCGGCGTGGGAGCGGATCCCATGGGCGTCGCACGGTTTGAGAAAACAGGGCAGGGTCAATCATCTCCCAAAGGCTATGCCCGGAAAGACCCGCAAGGCTTCGAAGTTTCTTCTACGGCGAATACTAATATCGGAAAAGCTTTCAGCGCATTTAACGCTAAACTTTCAGACGGTAAATCCATCGAGTATCATTATCAGGTTAATGTAAAAGGGTATCCCAGCATTAAAGCGGGCAAAGGTAAGCCGCCTAAGGACACAAGTATAGATAGCTACGGGGAATACAAAAAACTTTGGGAGCGATTTGCTAAAGAAAACCCTAAAAAGATCAAAGCTCTAAAAAAAGCGGCTGCAGGCCGTGTTCTTACAGATCGCTATGCTACAACCGAAGTTAATCAGGCCAGAGCTTTATACGAGATACTGGCGGAACCTAGCAACAGAGAAGCCCAAAAAGGATACCCCGCAGGCTATCAATCTAATAAAGGTACAAATTACGCAGCGCTTATCGCATCTCGTTTAGGCATTCTAAATTCCATGAAGCCGTTATCGAACGATCCTAGCCCTAGTGAAATATTGGCTTTGAAGATGGCTAATGGTCGAGCACTTGAATTGTTGGGAGATCCTACTGAGACTGAGAGAGATTTTAATAAAGCTATTTATATAGCACTCCTTGAGGAATTGGGTGTTGAGCAAAGCGGTATGCTTAGTGACCCCGTACTCGTAGAAGAGAGAGATTACGCAGAGACCGAGGAGTATACTAGAGGTGCTCTGGAGAAAATATCAAACGGTACACCTGTCGTAGCTGCGATAGCGGGTATTCCAAGCACTTCAAAACGCCAAGCTTTTCAAAGACAAGTTCGTGATGACGACGCCGCGTCTGCTCAGACCGAAATTGTAGAGTCTAAAAAGATGGATCGTCCGGACGAGACAAACCCTGTCTGGGAAGAGTATGGAAAGAAGGGCCAAGAAAAAGCGGCGCCTGAAATTAAAAGAAAAGGGACTAGTGAGGTCGTATTAAATATTAACGGTCTCAAAGTACCTTCAGCTAGAGCTTACAAAGCCCGCAGGCCAGACGAAGATTTAGATAAACCCGTACCAGAAACCGAGCAGCACCAATCCTTTACTAGAGGAAAAGTTTATGAAACTTTTGACGTTGTAACCTCTTTTGCCGAGGGGCGTACTAAAAGAGAGGTCGCTAAGTTTAATAAAAACCGGACTAACATTCAAAAGTCTGAAGAGTTACCGACTAATCCGATATCTATCGAGCGTGAAAATGCTGACCTGTTATCAACTACTGACATTAACGCGGCTGAGTTTGCCGAGTGGTATATGTCCGGAAAGCCTGAGTCGCAGATGGAAGATTTGCAACTTGTTCCGTCTTCCAAAAATAATCAGCAAGCTAAAGGTGGTTTAGGCGAAGGTTTTTTACCGTATGTATTCTTAGATTTCGCTCGAGCTATGTACAAAAAACTAGGGCTCATAGGTATAGCTGCGGAAACTATGGAGCAAGCTCGCGAAGCTGAAAAAGCCGCGGCTAAGAGTGAAAAGGGTAAGTATAGCAATTTTAAATGGAATCTTGAACAAGGCGCACTTCTTGAAAACGGAAAGATCAATCCCAAACAAAAGATTTTCACTAAGCCTGCGGATCGCATGACCCCGGTTGGAATGGCGATTATCGCTAAGCCGATTGTACAAGCAGTAATCGATGCTCGTGGTGTAGATATTTACAATCAAATAGATAGGAGCGCTTCAGTTTTATTGCAGCGAGATATCGATAGGGCTGAGCAAGAGGGTAGTCGCGAGAGTCTACAGGATGGAGCCTTTGTTGAACGGGGTGAGGAGATGCAAGAGCTTGGAGCTGTTACCCAAGATATTTTTAATCCTGACAGCGAGACTTTATCTCAAGAAGATGCTAAGAAAGGTGTAGTCTCCGCTGCGGAGAAAGCTCTAGATGAAAATCCGGATGTTCTTAAAAATAAAGACTCAGTAAGCGACGAGCTGCTTGAAGAATTGTATTACTCAAGCACTTCTAACGACCTTACTAATGCGGCAGAAAAAGAGCTTCAACGACGAGGAATTAAAGCTTTGTATGTTGTTCGAGAAGAAACTGCAGACCAGCTCAATAAAATTCTCAACTCCGACGCCGGCACAGGTGTTTGGTATCGTGGTGATACTGCGGGGAGAACAAAAGGTCTTATAAATTTAGCCCCCAACTATGAAACTTCACTAGGTTATGCAAGGGGCGGTTATATGGACGAGGAGGCGTTTGACCTTGATGGTGATGCAATGAATGCCGAAGCCTCCAAAAATACAAAAGCATTCCGTCCGCAAATTAAGAAAACGTTAGACCTTATTAAGAGTGCCGAAGACAGAAAGGTTTTAGGGTCTTTGGATGATATGGGTTATCGTTGGGCTAAGTCAGCCATAAAGATGATACGAGATCTCGAGGAGTACCCTAATTGGTGGGCGAATACAAAGCCCAATGCTCAAGAAGCGTGGGAAAAAGCCTTAATACCGCAGCTTAAAAAACTTGGCTACGACTCTATTTTGTTCAGAGACGATTACCACGACACTTTAGCTGTCTTTGATGTTTCTCAGCTTAAACCAGTATCCCCCAAGACCCTCAACTCCGACGCCAAGATTTTAACCAGCGACGCAGACCCAAATCTTGCGAAAGCAACCTTGCTTGGTCGGATCGCGGGCGATAGCGAGCTGATCAAAGAATTTAAGGAATGGGCCGGAGGTAAAAAGCAAAGCCTGAGCAAAGGTAGTCTTAAAATGGATCTGGTAGACCGTGCAGACCCGCTTAATCAATTAAACAAATTATTCCTTAAAGGATTTGAAGCTGTCGGACTGGACAGTTCGAACCCGCTATATAAAGCATTAAATGTTTATGGTAAATACTACCAGTTCTTCGGCGAGGGTGATAACAGCGTAGAGCAAGCTAGACTTGAATATTACGAGCCTATGATGGAGCTCATGCGCGAGTATAATGTCGACGAAAAGAAAATTGGGGAGTACCTAAACGCCCGGGCAGCCCCGAGTAGAAACTTACAAATCGAAGCTAAAGCTTTGGAAGCTCTAAAGGAGATGGAAAAAGATCCAGAAGGCCCCAAAAGCGAGAAGTATAAAAAGATTGAGAAGTTTTTCTTTAATACGACTGAAGATGGTAAACGTACAATCAAGCGAGACTCGGGAATTAGTACTGAGACTGCGCTCAAGGTTGTGGCTGAGATGGAGAAAGAGCCTAGGTTCGTAGAGTTCTTAGACAAGTTTCTTATAAAATATTATAAGATGAACAAGGAAGGTTTAACTACGCTTGCTAGCACAGGTATGATCGGCCAAGACACTGTTTCAAAAGAGGGTATAAATGAAGTTGAGGCTATGAGAAAAGCGATGTCCCGCTTTGATTTTAAAGGGGGTAAAGCTGATAAGTACGGTAATAAATATAAATCTAAAGTATCTGCACTTGAGGATAATTATTCTTACTCTCCACTCCAGGGATTCGAAGGAGAGACCGAGAATTTCTACGAGCAAGAAGCAGCCTGGGAAGAGTTTGGCGCAGGATCAAATGCAACAGGAAAAGGGTTTGATCAGAAGAAAAGCGATCTAATCCTACAAGGCGCTTTTGGTAGGTATAAGTCAGGCGCACCTGACCCATCATTGACTTTAGGAAATTCTTTTAGGCAGCATATCTCTAGCGCCATTCTAGCTCAAAAAAATACAGTGGCTCAGAAATTTGGTATGGTTTACGGAATGATGCGTGCCGTAATTTACGACAAAGACGGTAACGAACATTTCAATGCGAACCGGCTTACTGAAGAGGATAAGAATGATCCGATATACCAAGCATACGAAGAACTAATTAAATTAAAAGAGCCCGGTAATGAGACCGCTTTTAAAAACCTAAAATCTGAGTTCGACCAAATTTTTGACCCGAAAGGTTTTGAAGAATCTGAAACGGTGACCCAATACGAACTACATCAAACAGGAGAGATTGGAATTGTTCGCCGCGAGATGAGTCAAAAATTTAAGAATGATCCGACAGCGTTTACCTATCGAAGAAACGGGATTCCCCAATTCATAAAATTCACAAGCAAAAGCGAAGGTCTTAGGATGGCGGATACAATGAAGAATTTAAGGTATGAGAATTTACCCCAGATCCTTCAGGGCTTTAATACAGTGACTCGTGGAATGGCCCAGATGTTTACCTCAGCCAATCCGGCTTTCATACTACCCAACTTCTTTCGAGATGTTGCAACTGCCGCGATTCATTTAGGTGAAGATGATAAAAAGGTTCTAATCAAAGACGCATTAAACTTTAAGAATCTTAGCGGTTTCATGAAAGAAATCTATAAGGTTGAACAAAAGATCCATAAAGGAATCAATCCGAACACTAAAGATAAAGAGATCATGAATCTCTTAGCATCTGGAGACCCGAAAAAGATACTAGCGTCCGGAAACCGTCAGGCCATGTTCCAATACTTTAAAGAGGCTGGTGGTAAGGTTGGATATTTTAGGCACGAATCTCTCCCTGAGAAGATTAAACAGATACAAAAAGATCTTAAAGGTAAGAAGGGATGGACAAAGAAAGGATGGAAAGGAATGTGGCAGACCATAGATTCTATGAACACTGCCGTGGAAAACTCCATCCGTGCATCTACATTTTGGGCAGCGATTAAGGATGGAAGATCTACTGACGAAGCAGCTCACATCTCAAGAAATGTAACCGTCGACTTTAATCAAAAGGGCAACCTCACACAGACCTTTGGCGCACTCTATGTATTCTTTGGTGCTTCGGTAAATTCCATGCATAGATTTTATAGGACCTTAAGTCGCAGGACTCCGGCCCAAAGAGCAGCTCTTATTGGTGGAATGGCCAGTGCTGCACTTATCGTAAATCTGTTTAATCGATTAATGGACGACGATGAGGACGAAGAGATTCCAGACTACGACACTATTAGCACATATAAAAGAGATACTAATTTTATTCTTCCTGTACCCGCTGGTCTTCCTGACTTCTTTAACGACGAGAAAGATACTGGATACTTCAGTCTGCCACTTCCCTTAGGTTACAATTTATTTTGGACAATGGGTCAGGTCATGGGAGATATGGTCGCAAAGAATGTATTTAATAGGGGAGGGATGGGCTTCTTTGGTAGTGCTACTCGTGTACAAGAAAGTTTCTTAAATGCATTCAATCCCGTTGGCGGTGCTAGTTTAATAACAGCAGCATTTCCAACAGCCGTTACTCCTCTTGTTGAATTGTACGCGAATAAAAACTTCATGAATAAACCGATCCGCTATGCTGATCGTCCATTCGAAGTACCTAAACCCGCACATATGCAGGATCCTAGGAGTACACCGGATCACTGGACTAAACTATCCCGATCGATCAATGAATTCATGGGTGGTAGCGATGATGTAAAAGGTTCGCTCGCGGGCATGATGGGTAAAAACCCATTATACTACAATTCTGACGAGGATATAGAATTTGATATCTCAGGTAATCAGATGAAACATTTACTTTACGGATATCTTGGTGGTCCTGGTCAGATAGCTGACACTCTATTTGGTGGTATGTTTTCTGCAGCCAAAGGAGATTTATCCGTGAAAAACATTGGTGACATCCCAGTAGCTAATCGTTTCATGCGAGCCACGACCTACGGATCTGCGACCCGCAACTCATTTCTTAATCTGCGTGACGCTACCAAGAATGCCGAGAAGGTTATCAAGTCTGCAAAGATTATAGGACCGAAGGTTTATACCACCGCACTGAACGACAATAAAAAACTCTTACAACTATCATCGCAGATTAGTGCATTTGATAAACAGAAGAACAAGATGCGCAGACTGAAAAAACAGATCGAATCTTCTAAGGCGTTGTCTGATAACCAGAAAACGCAACGGGTGGACGAGTTGCAGAAGAAAGAGTTAACTCTTATGATTGCGGTCATAAAGAAAGCTCAGGCTCTCGGAATTTCATAATAGTTCATGAAGGAATCAAACCTTAAGTTAAACAAGAAACAGGAAGAAAAACTCGTCGAGTATACGCTCGAACGGGTCAGACAACTTAAGGAGGATAACCGCGAACGTATTGAGACGGATAAGATCTCTTGGAAGACATATCATAACGATCGTACAGACCGTGTGTCATACGATGGTATATTTAGTCACTCGAATCTTTCAGTACCCATGACTTCTCTTGTCGTAGATCATTTCATGGCACGGGCCGAGGATGAGATAACCGGGACGAGTCCCTACTTTAAATTCGAAGCCCAGGGAGCGAGCGACCTGGAAACTGCCGAGGGATACGACAAGTATTTCAACTGGAAGATTGAGGATCAAGCAAAGACACGCGAGCGTCTTGAAGAATCATATCTTCATTTATTTATCCAACGTGCATTAGTTCTTAAGTCTACATATCGCGAAGATATATCCGTGTGGTATGATTATGAGCGTAATGGCTTGTTCAATAATCAAACAGGTGCATTTGAAGAGATACCCGGCGAAGGACCAATCATTGAAGGAGAATCTCAATTCATTCCCGAAATCAATCCTTTGACCGGAGAAACAGAACTTCGACTTGCGACCGATCCAAGTTTCCAGATGATCCCTGGAGTTCATGAATTTCAACCCTTACCTCAAGGGGTTCCCACCCAACAGGTAAAGTACAGAGGTCCAAGGTCGGAGGTCATAGACTCAGACCGTTTCCTTTGCCCGAGTACCGCAGAATCTGTGGACGAGGCTGACATCGTTGTAGAATTGTACGACAAAGATTTAAAATGGGTTCGTGACATGTTCATGAATCGGGACTGGATATCATTTCCTGATTATTTAAACCTCATGAAAAAGGATGCAAATCCAAGGTCGGAGACGCAGGAAAACGAGGAGAGAAAAGAAAACTTATCTTTTGATTCCGATGAAAATCCAGTCGTTCCAATTATTGAATGTTGGATTAAACGAGATGTTCTTGGAACTGGAACACCTCAGGAATTTTGCATCTTTATAGATACCGAGACTGAAAAGCCTATCTATTATGAATATGTTGCGAAACTAACTCCTGATAACAAAGTTCCATATACCGCAGTTTCCATCGGGAAAGAGCGGAACAAGTGGTGCGGCGACAGTTTGCCCGAAAGAATTCGTAGCTTCCAAGAATATGTAGACCGCCAATTTAATTCTCAGAGCTATCGTAATGAACTCGCTGCTAATCCGATCATTGGAATTAATGCTCAAGCTGTAGAGGACGAGCCTGAAGATGTTGAGCTCCATGCCGGAAAGATTTTTGAATTAAAGGATCAATATAGCATTGATGACTTTATAAACTTTGCCGCTGTCCCCAATGTCGATGTCCGAACTCAAGACTTGATTGATTTTGTATTTGGAATTGTCCAGCTCTGGCTCGGAGTTTCTAATATGGCACAGGGAGATTATCAGGCATTAGCTCCTGCAAATACAGCAACAGGAGTGGAAGCAACCCTTCGCGAGGCGTCTAAGATTGGTCGTCGTTGGATGCGTCGAATTGTTCGTGGTTTTGAAGAGCACTTGACCAAACTCGTTCAGGTAACAATGGCAACGATCGATGAGGAAGAAGTATTTGAATATATGGAAGGTGATGTTCGTGCCTTTGGCGTGATGTCCCCAGAAGCAATTCGTGATATCGGAATAAATGTTCGAGTCATGCTGTCTCAGGACCAAGGTCAACGGGCTATTGAAAAAGCCAATCTCGCATTGCAGACACAAGACAGATACTTCCAATCTCCTCCAGAGATGCGTCCTTTCATGCGTCCTATGCTTAAACGCATTCTTGATGCTATGGGATTCGAGAAGACCGATGAATTTTTACCTCCAGAAGCTCCTGCCGATCCAAAGAGCGAAGCAGAGATTGCCAAGATGCTTGGTGACAATGCCGCACAGGGAGAGGGTGGGGAAAGCCCAGCTCCAAGGGATGGCGTATCCGCCGTCGCAAGTGGTATGGGTAATAGTAATCCCCAAGGAATGAATCAATATCAGCAATAATTATTTATGAGAAAGTACAAAAACGGAAAAACTAAGGAGCCTAGAATCGAGCAAACCCGTGCGATCGAGCGTAGAACTAGCGCTAACCACGAAACCGTCGAGCAACAGTTCGGATCAGGCTTCCCAAAATTTGGATCCTCTCTCGGAGTATCTTTTGATGGAGCTGTTGGAAAGATTTCCAAGACCAAGCGCGCTAAATCTGTAGGATGAGCGATCTTGTTGTCTTCGATCAACTCGCGGACATAAAAAAATTAACGGTCGATGAAGCTTTTATCCATCTTGAAAAACGCTTTCAAAAGGAGCGAGCAAGATACCTCTCCCGTATGCTTGATAAAGATACGCAGCCGGAGGAAACTATCCAGATTAAATCGATCATTAACGCACTTGAGGGCTTATCGCCTCTGGCTCTTGCGGAGAAAGTATTAAAGATCGAGGCTAAGAATCGTAAGGTTAAACATCCTGAATTGTTCAAGACTAGACGCAACCCAACCGGTTGATCGTTGTAACGCACAAACCTATTTTATCCTTATATAACCCAAACCTTAAAATATTTTTACTATGGCTAATATAAATGTAACTTGGACCCCTGTAACAGGTTCAACCGATATCGATTCTTACGAAGTATATGTGTGTGACGGAACCTCCTCAGGTCATTTCGCCAACGCAGCCGCTCTTCAAACTAAGCTCGACGCGATTCAAGGCGGAGCATCCGTATCGTCTCAAGGACTTGAGCTTATTGAAAGCATCACCGACCTTACCGCAACATCCACAGCTCATTCAATAACGGGTACTGGATCTTCGGTAAATTATCACTTCGGTATCGCAGCAAAAAACCAAGGCGGCTTTAAAGTTGAAGACGACACTGCTGTCTTCATGCTTCCCGTAACCTAACACCCTTTGACCTATGCCCCTCGTCTCAAGATGGGGCTCCAAGGTCACTTCGGTACCTGCCCGCGAGCCCAAGGCCAACAGCCCGAAGCCAATAACTTTAACTGCTCGGCCTATACCCGTTGACCTAGAGTCAAAGGCCGAAAGCCTTGGGTCTTTGGTCGGCAGGCCTATCCCGAAAAAACCCTAAACCATGAAGTACGGAAAGGCTGTAAAAAAAGCTAAGGCGGCACGCTCTGACCATCGAAAGGCCAAACTTCCATTGGTTACATCGAGAAGACCTAAGTTAGACCCTGCTAGTTTCGTAACTGTCGAACGCCAGCACGATCCGCTCGGTCGTTTTGGCGCATCTTTGGGTACTATATTTTTTGATTCCGACGGTGATGGGTCTGAGGATACCTATGGTAGAAGAAGAAGGGTTGGATCTGTTGGTGGAGTATTAGAAGTTCCCACCTTTGGACCTATCGCTCCCCCGGTCTCTGGCCCAACCAATCTTTTAGCTGCCGAAATTCTTTCCGCTCCGGCCTCTGGCCCTAGCTCTTTAATCGCATCGATTGTCGCCCCGGCTAATGGCCCGACTAGCTTAGATGCATCCGTCAATTCTCCAATTGCTGGCCCGACAGGATTAGGCGCCTCCGTTAATGCCCCGGCTAATGGCCCAACAGGCTTAAATGCATTTGAAGGAATTCCAGACGCACCTGTTTCCGGCCCAACGGGTTTAGGTGCATCCGTCATTGCTCCGGCTAACGGCCCAACGGGTTTAGGTGCATCCGTCATTGCTCCGGCTAATGGCCCGACAGGGCTAGGCGCATCCGAAGTGTTTACCGCGCCAGCTAACGGCCCGACGGGATTAGGCGCATCCGTTAATGCTCCGGCCGAAGGTCCTACAGGGTTAGGCGCTGCTGAAGTGTTTACCGCTCCGGCTAGTGGCCCGACCGGTCTATCTGCGGCAAAGCTTACGCTTAATATTACTATCGAAGCGAATCAGGAAACCATCGTTGCTAAGACTACCGAGCCGGCCGGAACCATTGAATATGCTTCGGATGTCGGATATCTCTTTATATATGATGGAACCCAATGGCGCCATACTGACGGGGGTAACAGCTAACTAAGCCGTGGGAGATATAAAAATATTTAATTCCGCTGGAGAGAACGATAACGAAAATACTATAACCTCTTCTGGATCGTCTGTCGGCCGAGTAAAAGATTTATATTTACTAAAATCTGAAATGGTTGAGCTTGAAGAAAAGGTTGTGACTAATACCACAAACGTGGAAAACATTACATCTGGCGCACCTGTAGAGATGGACACCTTGAAGGAAGTTGCTGACTCTCTGGACCTTGGATCATTTTTAGATGCTTTGAACGGCCCAAAACCAGCCGCAGGCCCCTCAAATATTCAAGCAGTTCAAGTACCGTAAAAAAGTTCATCCATCCGATTGAGAACTATTAAATAACAAGGAATATATAGAACATGCCCAGCATTTTAGAAGCCTTAGGAACCTCTTTAAGCGGAAAGCTCGGAGAAAAATTAAATCTTGCCGGTGGTACTCTTACCGGTCCTTTAATTGTTCCCGAACCTACCGCTGCAAATCATGTAGCAACTAGTAGTCAAGTAACCACTCTTGAATCTGCTATTGGAAATTATGGAGACTTTGTAGCAAGTACTGCAGATGTTACCGTTTCAATCTTTGATACCGCAGAAAATATCCAAGCGCGGTCAGGCGATCCAAAAGGTACCGTTGCAGTAGCTAGCGATACAAGCGCAGTATATTATTATAAAGGCGTCTGGATATTATCCGACATTGCAAACATTCAAGCAGACAGCATTGCAGCCGCATTAACTCTTAATATTTCTGGTGATACAGAAAGTAACATCCGGTCGCGAAGTGGAGATGCAACCGGTACCGTGATGTACGGAACAGATTCCGACAAGCTATACATCTTCGACGGATCCGAATGGCACGAATATCAACCCGAAGCATAATACTTTAGAATGAGCGACATTAATACATACGCAGACGAAGCCGCAATTGCCGGTCTTAGCCCAATCAACGGGGATCTCGTACTTAATCAGGCGGACAGTTCTTTATACCTCTGCACCAATGCAGACGCTACCGGGATATCTCGCTGGAAAAAATTTGCGAATGATTCTGCCGAAGCACCTAGCTTCTCAAGTAGTGCATTAAAGTTCGACGGTATTGATGACATAGCTACTGTATCGGGTAGTAGCACAGATATAGGAGCTATGTCCCTTTGGTTTAAACCTACCGACGAGATAACAACGAGTTCGAGTCAGGCAGTTTTAATGCACACACAAAACTCCGGAATTTTTTCGGTTCGTCTCAATTTTTCTGGCAGTTTAATAACTTTTTATACCTCTAGTTCTTCCAATGCCGTACATTTTAACCCCACAACTTACAACAATAATATACCTACCGGTCAGGTAGCAGTACCGAATTCTTTTGCAGCAGGTACTTGGCAGCATTTTGTTTTAAACTACGACTCAACCGCGGGATACCAAATATATCTTAACGGTCAGAATGTTACCACCGCTAGCAAGCCATCAGTCGCTAAGACTGCTAGCTCCTATTTCGGAATAACAAGACCTCCAGGATATCCGTGGCAAAATTTCTTTAAAGGTTCGATAGATGATTTCGCTGTGTGGGATAGTGGTCTTACTTCATCTGAGATACAGAGCATATTTAATGGAACTCCTGGTACGGTTGAATCGGGTAAACCAAATGATATTAGCGGGTTGAGTATAACACAGCCCGATTACTACTATCTAATGGGTGATGCTTCGGGCGACACTGTAAGCGCTTGCGTAAACACTAAAGCAACATCTGCGGATCTTACTTTCGCTAACACACAATCTTTCGACTCCGAGGTCTTATAAATATGAATATTAAATACGTCATCGTAGACAGCAGTGATATAGGGAATATGGATTTTAATAGCCTGCTTCAAAAATCTGAACTCTCGCTAAGATATTCGTCAGACCAGTCTAAGTTTATCGTAAAGCATGTAGGTGAAACTCCTGATTTTTTAAGCGGGTACGAGAGCCTTAACTCCGCTCAAATTTTAAGTGTGGTTAAAACATCTGAGTGGTCACCTGTAAATCCCGAGGAGGAGAATATTTAATCATGGCAACACTTCAAACAACTGAAACCCGTCCATCCGGCGATTCTCATGCCGACGGAAAAGCATATTTCGAAACAAACACCAATAAGATGCTTGTCTGGAATGCAACCGCAGGCGCATGGATCGAGCTCGATTCCGATGACACCGGCGCGGTCTACGAAAACCGTTGGGGCTCGAGCTTTGATGGAGGTGGTGACATACTCAATTGCGGTAATATTAGTGCAATAAACTCTGCGTCTAATGTTACAATTTCATGCTGGATAAAAGCAGACTCGTTCCCTCACAGTACATTCAACTCTATATGGGGAGGAGGTCAAGCTGGTGGCCACGCATCGCGGTTTTGGTTAAATGCTAATTCTAGTCGCTTAAACATCTATAACGGAAGTACTCAAAACTTTTCGTTTTCTACGACTGTGTCTACAGGGACTTGGTATCATACCGCAGTTGTTATAAGTGGCTCAAGTAATTTAAGTGTTTATCTAAACGGCTCACAACTTGGTTCAACAGTTACTACTTTTAATAGTTTAACATCACAGAGTGGTGATAACTTTCAGATAGCGGGAAATCCTACTTACGTTCCGTATTTTTGGGATGGCCTAATAGATGAAGTAGCTGTGTGGGACTCCGCATTATCCTCCCAAGATATATCAAAAATTTACAATGGAACTGCTCCAAACGGAGTACCTGTGGATCTAACCAACTCAGCCTCATACGATACCGATCGCACATCCAATCTTAAAGGATACTGGAGAATGGGAGATGATTCAAATGATACAGCAACCTCAGGCGGATCCATCGCAACCATAACCGATTCAAGCGGAAATGGAAATGATGCAACCCAGAGCGATGTTACTAAACAGCCTACATTCAAGGCGCTTGATTCATCGACTACATCGCTTAGCTTTGATGGCTCTGATGACTCTTTTGCATTTGCCGGTTCACAGGATATTCAGCTTGATCAAACCTATACCGCTTGCAGTTGGTTTAAAGTCAACAGTATCACTTCTACATCATCTCCAAGAGGGCTTATTACTTGGGGGTCGGCAAGTGCAGGTAGGGGTAGGGGACTTTACATAACGGGGTCAAAAGTCGGTTCTTTTGGTTATCAAGCATTGTATAATTTAGACAGCATTTCTACTATTTCTACGGGTGTGTGGTACCACGTCGCAGCTACTTATGATGGCACCACATTAAAGTTGTATGTAAACGGAACGCTAGACAGCACAAGGACTCTTAATCTACCGAGTTTCACTTATACAATGACTCACATTGGAGAGTTATACTACAGTCAAAGCAATACCTACAGGCATTTTGACGGTTCTATGGATGAGCTTGCACTTTTTAATACTGCTCTATCCGCATCAGATGTCTCCTCTCTAGCAGCATCTCGCGGAGCTCATATCGTAAATGATTTAAGCTTAAGCCCTGTTGCATATTACCGCATGGGAGAAGATGACAGCTTAACCGATGGACAGACCGGAATATCTGAAATTACTGATGCATCCGGAAATGGAAATCCTGCAACTCAGAGCGATGTTACACGCCAGCCTACAGCTAGCGTTGAGCCTATAATCTACGTGTAAAATTTTTAAAAATTAAATATCATGGCAACAAAATATAAATTGTTTAGCACTCCTGAGGAGTATCAGTCAAAGCGTTCAGAAATAGAAGCATTTCACAATCTTCCTGATGGAAAAGGTTCTGAAACCTATGGTGTAGATCAGCTAATGGTTGATAATCCAGAACATGCAGATTATGGATTATTTATTTTCCCGGTTTTAACCGAAGGAAAATGGAAATGTGATGATCAATTCGAAGCTTCCGAGCTTGTTGATCACGATTCTTCCTGGGCGAAGCCTCAAGAAGAACCCGTATAACTCTTAAGCGGGGGTTGTATTAACTACGACCCAAGACCCTGAGCCTAAGTACATATACAGTTTATCCGTATCTGTTCCTAGAGCCATACATCCCACAGGATCTTCGCTCCTACTTTTAATTTGGGCCTCTGTATCGATTATTCGAACGAGGCCCTTTTTACTTTCGACCATAAGCCGAACTGCTGTCCCGATATTTGCTACTAAGCTCATTCGAAGGATACCCCCAGACTATTTTCTACATCGTTTGCGAGGTATCGAATGACGCGAGAATTAACAAGTTTTCGTTCCCATCCATATTGTTTCGCCCATCGACGAACAGTACCGGAAGAGACATCCATCTTTTCCCTGATGATTCTTGGCGAAAGATATCGAATTTCTTTTGCGACCATTTCCGATTAGTAACGATTATGAGCGCTTCTTGCGACCGGTTGGAAAACGGTAGCATCCGATTGAAAAAGCGCGCGGGTAGGCGGATTATAGGAGCACAAAGACTAGGGGGAGGAATACAAAACCCTTTTTTTAACTAAACCAAAAATAACCCAGAATATATACATACTATGTCAAACATTCTTTCACAAATCGGTGCATCCGTAAAAACCAAGGTCGACGGCGTTCAGTCAAACGTTGAAGCCGAAGCAACCGCTCGCGCGGCTGCAATCGCTGCAGAAGCAGCGGCTCGCGGAACAGCAAACACAACCTTACAAGCCAACATCGACGCAGAAGCTGCCTCAGCTCGCTCCGCAGAATCTGCTAATGCTACCGCAATTTCCTCCGAGGAATCCGCACGTATCGCAGCAGTAACTGGTGAAGCTAGCGCAAGAACCTCGGCGGATACTACTCTTCAAGGAAATATTGATGCAGAAGAAACCGCAAGAATTGCAGCTGACGCTACTCTTACTACCAATCTTGCATCTGAAATCACTGATCGCCAAACCGCAGTAACCGGTGAAGCTGCCGCACGTGCATCTGCTGATACCACCCTTCAAGGTAATGTTGATGCTGAAGAAACTGCTCGTATTGCAGCTGACGCTACTCTTACTACCAATCTCACATCGGAAATCTCTGATCGTCAGACTGCAGTATCTAGTGAAGCAAGCACCCGTGCATCTGCTGATACCGCACTTCAAGGTGAAATTGACACCGAAGAAGCCGCTCGTATCGCTGCTGACGCAACTCTTACTACTAATCTCGCATCTGAAATCTCCGATCGTCAGACCGCAGTATCTGGTGAGGCTACTCTTCGTTCAAACGCTGACGCTGCATTAGACGCTGCAAAAGCTAACATTTCTGGCGCAAGCTTTACTGGACCGGTTAACGGAACTGATTTGGTACTTAGCGGTAATCTTACCGTGCAAGGTACTACCACCAGTCTCGAAACAACCAACTCCCAAGTTAAAGACTCGATCATGCTCTTAAATGACGGAGCTGCAGGCAGCGCTAACAACGGAAACGATGTTGGATTGATCATGGAGCGCGGAAGCTCTGAGGACAATGTTGCATTGGTATTCGACGAAGGTGAAGACAAATTCGTATGCTACAAAACTTCAGCTACCGCTGCTTCGACCGACATCTCTGGTGACGACTCAAGCGCTGAGCTTATGGACATCAAAGTTAACGATGTATTCATCGGATCTGACAACCTTGGTTCCTTGGCACAGTTTGTAGCCGCTCTCGGATAAAAATTCCTCCCTACACTACCAGACATTCATGACTTGAACGGGGGTCGGAGGGCTATCTCTCCGGCCCCTTTTCATCTATGCGATTATTTACAACAGTTCTAGTCCTCGTTGCGATCTATATAATCGCAGCCATGACTTCGTCGTGTAGCATGAAGACCTTTGCACCAACCGCCCTGGGGGCTGTTGGTGGAGGAGTGGGCGCACTCGGAGGCCCGGGAACAGCATTTGCTGGAGCGGGTCTAGGAGCTGCCGCGGGGCAGATAATAAAAGAAAGTGATACCGTTCAATCTCAGGCTGAAAAGCTAAAAGCTTTAAGCGAGGGAGATGTATCAAAATTGGTAGAGCTTAAACTCAAAGAAGAACGCGGATGGTTCGAGAAGATGATAAATGGGGTGTACGACATCCTAATGATCGCAGCCCTGGCGATGGTCCTATACGTGGTATTCAATTTCTGGCACGGGCGGAAGCTCGTGCAAAACATAAAGAAAAGTACAAACAGTTTTTTCGACACATGATAACAATGATTACGGACAACGCAGCAATACTAGGATGGGCCGGCACAGTCGCCACGATTTCTATCGGTCAATGGAACGAGGCAATCGCTTGCATATGCGGTGTCGTTACTACGGTATACATGATTACCAAACTGATTAATTTAATTCGAAACAAGAAAGACTGAATCATGGCATTTAAACATTGCGAAGGTTGCCCAGAAAAAAAGAAAGCTCTGTGTGCAAAATTTAGAACCTGCTTATCTGAAAAAGGAAAAGGGAAAGCTAAGAAGGGCGAGAAAAAGCCTGTTAAAAAAGGTACCTACGGATAAGTCCCGTTTCCAACCGGTTACATATTTGTAGCCCAATGTATATCTTCGCGGTATGGAAACATCTACCGCGGAGGTTCACTCCCCGCAAATTGAAGAGGAACAGTTCAGCATTGAGAATGCGTCAACCGACGATATTCGTAATGCATTAGGAGTAACGCCGGAGACCAACGACCCGCAACCTGAGACCGTAGCCGAGGAGCAAATCCCGGAGACTGAGACCGTAGGCCAAGAGTCGCAAGTCGAAGAACTTCAGCCGGAAGCAGAGGCATTAGCCCCTGAGTCCGAGATTGGAGAAACCGAAGAGGAGAAGCTCGGGAAGAGACGAATCCGTCCCCGTAACGAGTTAGATCAGCAAGTCATCGACCTTTACAGGTCTGAGGGCTTTGGAGGATCCTTCGCCGACGCATCCCGAATAATTTACGGACAAACTGCCGAACCTGTATCTCAATCTATTTCGCCCAATCAGGAGCAAGTCGAGGCGTCCGAGCCCGACCCAATCAGTGGCATCGATAAAGAATCTGACGAAATTCGCGCATCCATTCTGGAGCTTGAAGGATCAGTCGAGAAAGCAGCAGAAGATCTAGAGACCACCGAAGCACTTAGGCTTCAGCGTGAGATCATGAAAAAAGAACTTCAACTGCAAAACTTGACTCTCCGTAAACAGCAAGTGGAGCAAGAAAGAGAGCAGCAAGTTTATCAATCCCATCGTTCTAAAGCGATGGATAGCCGCGACAGAGTCTACAATCGATTTCCTCAGCTGCAGGATAAACAATCCGTTTATCGTAAACAGTTTGATGATTTCGTATCGCAGGCTCAGTCCGACCCCGACTACGCCGCAGTCTTTGAATCACCACGATGGCCAGAACTCATAGCAAGCGAATTTGCTTCGATTAACCCGATGCAGCAGGCACCGCAGGCTCAGCCCGCTCCAGCTCCTCAGGTTCCTCAGCAAACCGCTCCGCAAATGGGTACACAGGCCAAAGTATTGACGACTGGGACTACGGCACAACCTGTAAACACTCCGGCTACCCCCGAAGGTTTACTCCAACAGCTTCCCAATATGAATACTAAAGATATTTATTCGCTATTAGGATCCGCTGGAGGAGCACAGCCAAGAAGGTAGTTAGGAGTACTAAAACCTAATCTTAAATAAATAAATAAAATGGCTGAAAAACAAATCCCAGCATCTCCAAATCCATTCGTTCAAACAAGCGATAACAATCTTGCGAATGTTGATTTGCTAACTAACACTACTTCCTATCAAGGTCTTCTTGATGGTCCTAATTCCGACTTGCGTTCACGCCTCTGGTCCGAGCTTGTAACTCGCGACGCGAGAGAGAAAAATGTATTCGCAAAGTTCATCGGCGGCGAAGGAAGCGGTAAACCAATCACTGAAAAACGCGATCTTAGCGCAGGCGGATCTGACAAGATTACTTTCACAACTGTTGCTCCTATCCGTGGACAAGGTGTACGTGGTGAAGAAATCTTAAAGAATGCTACCGATACTCTTGATTTCGGAACATTCTCCGTTGAAATCGATCTCGTTCGTCACGCTGTTTCCTGGACCCAAGTCCTGAAACTTATGAGATTCACCGGTAAGACCATTGACCAGCTTTCAGCTGAAGTCATGTCCGAGTGGATGTCCCGTACCGAGCAAGACCAAATTCAATATGCATTGCGTCAAATCTGCACCGCTAAAGGATCTTCAAATATTCTTTCCGGATACGGAACAGGAGCAGGCAAAGAGCTTAAATATGTTGACGGCTTAAGCACCGACATCATCCAAGAAGCTAAGCAAGCACTTATCGCCAATGGCGCTGAGCCAATGAACACTGGTGGAGACGAAAACCAAGAAATTCCTGGTTACTTGTTCTTCGCACCAGACGCATGCTTACGCCCATTGCGCTCTGATCCCGACTACTTGGAAGCAATTACTCAAGCCGACAGCCGTGGGCCAGAGAACAAATTGTTTTCCGGAAGCTATGCTAAATGGGACAACAACATAATTGCTAACCATAATGTTCTTATCGACACCGCTCGTGGACGCCAAGGTTCTCCATTACTCCCTACCTTCTACAACTTCGCACCTATCACTGACGTGACCGGTGGAATTGGTGGAACTGACGGAGACTACATGGCTAACTTCCGTGGTGTATCCATTAACATCCCTGGTGGCGGAGGAGAAACCTTCGCAGTAGATTCCGGAACTCATTATGTTCTAGGTATCGACGCACAAAGCGGTGAGTACAAACTCTACAGCTATGAAGCATCTGCAGCTACTGTTAGCAGCACCGGTGCTTTGACCGAAGTAGGATTCGGAACCAAGACTGGCGACGCATTCGCAGAAGGTTCCTTATTCGTTCAAGCTAATTCGATCGGAACTCCTATCGGATACGCACTTGCGATGGGTAAAGACGCTATGTACTTCGCTAAAGGCAAGATCTACGGTGAACAAATCTTCCATTACGACGACTTCGCCAACAGTGGAAACGAAGCTCATTTGAGCGCTGTTGGTGTTCAGTCCGTCTACGGTATGGCTGCTCGCAAGGACACACGTGGTCGCGTTCCTTCCGTACAACTCATCGAAGTTGTTCGTCAGGTTCCTGGCTTATCGCTGTCTCAATAGTCAGTTCTATGCCGGCTAGGATTTCTACAATCCAACCCTAAAACTTGGCCCCCCGTCCTGAATATTGGGCGGGGGGCTTTTTATATAACAAATAAAGTCATGAAAATTATAATTATTGGTAAGAGAGATCAAATGGGCACGACGCCATCCATTCGCGTAAAAGGAATGAGCCAGGTGCGATACAATTTTATATGGGATAAGGAAATTAGACATTATGCCTATGAGCCTAAGAATCAAAAAGAGGTAGATGATATCTTTCGGACTCAGGGAAGACTTTATAAAACCATGTTCTTTTCCGTTTGGCTTGCTCCCGAGCCTGAGGCCGAGGCCAAAGACCCGAAGCCAAAGGCCAAAGGTCGCAAGAAGCAACCGGTAGAGAAAGAAATACAGCCTGCGTAATATGTTACAATGGCCGCCATTACATATTTAGATCTAAAAGATCAGCTTGCGTCCATGCTGGGTGCGAGCGAAGTTTCTGATCTTCCACCTATTGACCAGAAGCGTGTTGGTATGTGCGTAAACCAAGCATACCGCGAATGCTATCTTCCAATTGATGGGAAGCGTCCAATGTGGGCACAGAAACGATTCGAAGTATCATTTCCAGAAGGTATTCCTGGGGTACAACTATCATCAAATATTGTATCTGTTGATAAGATTCCTGAGCTCTTAGGAGAGGGACCGCTCTCTCCAATGAAAGGACCGGAGGATGAGATCCGTGCGCGTGCAATATTTAGTTGGGACTTTCGAGCACCAAGCGGGAGAGGTTTAAACTTTCCACAATTTAAAGATAATGAACCCGAGGTCGGTCGTCCAATCTGGTACTATTTAGATAGCCGAAATCAGGGAGAGGATGGAAAAGTAATCCCTCGATTATATCTCTATCCAATTCCTGATAAAGCATATGAGGTTGAATTCTTTGCTAATGTTCTACCTTCCGAGCTTGAACTAGATACCGATGAACCACGCATGCCATCTGATACTGTATGGGATATACTATTTCCTATCGCACAGGCTAAGATGCTCGCGGATCCAAGGTACAATGGAGATAACCGGGAAGTCTTAATGCGAATAGGGGAGGAAGCTAGGAAAAGACTTAGGACTTTGGTCTCACCTCAAAAGCATAAAGGTTCTCTTCGTTTAACCAAGCGTCCGGGCTGGTAAGTATATGAGCAGAGACCTGACAATCAGGCTGCTCGGCCGTCCGCAGGTATCTTCTGATAAGCGTACCGGGTTTAGCAAAGTATCTCGTCGCTATGTCGTCCAAGGCCCACGGGCTACACTTGCTGGTATTGTTGATTCTACAAACCCGTTGTTCTTACCTTATGGAAGTACGGACGAAGAATTTACAGATTACTATTTAATCGAGCAGACTCTCGCTCCTGCGAGCGGCACGCTTGATAAAGCATATCTTGTTCGCGAATTTTTACAGATTAGTACAAGTGCGATTCAAGAGGCGTATACACAGACCAATGATTTGATTCGTGTGCGCAAACGCTTCGCTGTTCTTCGTAATAATGATACGGCTCTCGGATATGGAACATTGTGGGATTCTGTAAATGATAAGCATCCGATAACAAATTCATCATACATTGATCCATGGGAGTATGCACCTAGCTGGATAAAATCTTCAGCGCCAGGATCAAAGAATTATAATGTCGACAATGCGGATACTGATCATGGATTTACGGATACTCCGAAGGTCGGATCCGGAAGCCTTGGAACATTTGCCGGAGCTATTGCGAGCTCAGGGAATTGGATGGAAGGATATTCTGTAATGACCCAAGCTGGTTCCGGACTAGATGTATGGACGGTTGAATGGGTAACGCATGCCGCACCATACTGGATTCTCGGTACTGGGAGCGGGAATAGGCGCAGAACTTCTTCCGTTAATGTTGTAGGCTTTGACGGTAACGGCCTGTACACCTCGGAATCCCTAGCATCTTCTGGAAGTGTTTCTTACACGACTCGGGCAATGACATATAACTTTTTTGTGCGGGCTAATTCGATCCCATCGAATCTCGCGGAGATTGGTGGTGGATCTGCATCTGTATCTTTTAGCCCAACCGTCAGCTATGATTACGCCGTTACAGATAAAGAAGATAAAACAACTTACTTTAGAAACATTATTAAAAATAGCGTTTGGGGCGGGAACAATTCTTTGTCTATTGACGGTAAGAATGTTGGCTCTGTTTCTGGAAACTCCTTAATTCTTGACTTTACTGCGGAGCCCTCTGGTGAAGCCGGTTCTGGTGGAGTGATACCTTTTAAAGACTCCGATCACGCAAACTTTAGAGGCGCTCTCGTTAAATCTATAAAAGGAAACATCTCTTGGACTATGACCAAAGCAGGCTATAGCTGGTCCTCCAACTCAGGAACTTTCGGCCAAACAAAAACATCAATCGCTCCTCTATTTTCAAAAGGATCTGAGAAGATCTGGAAGGTAGCCATTACATATGTTGGAGGATGATCAAAAGTTTGAAGAGCTCGAATCTAAGCTCGCAGCTTTAAGCTCGCAGGTCGAAGACCTTGAGCAAGAGACCGAAGTCGATCCGTTCTTCGAGGACGATGTTCGTAGGGTAATAGACGATTTTAAAAGCCGTGAGCTCGCAGGTCTTGAGTCGGAGGACGAAGATTTTGATGATGATGATGACTCTAGCTCGGATGATTTTATAAGCGTTCAGACTACAGCAGGTCCAAGCTTTAAAACTCATTGGATTGCTCCGACATCCTGCGGAAATATGACCCGCGACCTTGCTCGCGATGCCTTTGTCAAAGGAGCCGCGGATAGATATGGTACTAGCCAGCAAGTAAACAACGGGGATGTTCTTATTTTACTATGCCGCGAGGCTGTGGCCGAAGAGCCGGAAGAGGGTAGCGAGGCTGAGGAGCCGGAGCCCCCCAAGAAAATATGTAGATATGTTGGGTTGGCTTATAATACATTAATTCATCCAGCCTCTACCGAGCCACCTAGCGAGACCGAAGAACTAATTTCTGCACCGGTTGGAAACTATGAAATATTTGTATGGAGCTCATGCGAATGCTCGGATGAGCCTGCAGAAACCGTTGTTCTCACGTCCATATTTGAAGAATCTACCGGGTCAACATCCAATGGAAACTATGCGAGCATTGGAGCTGACGAATCTCCAGACATGTCAAACGCTGACGGGTTATTGACTGAAGCTTCTCTAAGAAAAAGCGAATATACAGACAGTTCTAATTTAGCCAAAGGACTGTCTAACACGCTATCTAAAAACGATGCCGGCTACAAAGCTCAGCTTGTACAGCTATCCAAGGATCTTAGCAGATACCATCTAGATCAAAAAAAGAATCCGCTGAATTTTGAAGCTGATAAGACAAATCTAAACTCTCATGGATTTGGTTCGGATCTTTTTGTATCCAAAAATCTAGAGCTTTCGAACGGAGAGTGCGGTAATCTTGAAACTGTAAGTATATCAGGAGAAACCTTTGACTTAGCTTTGCTTAAAGAAGGTACTCCTAGCTTAGCTTCTACTTTTCTTTCAACAGCAAAAATTAGCTTAGGTACTGCCGTAAGTATTGGCGGAACATTTAATTTAGATGTCTACGACACTAATCCAGTATCGTTAGGATCTGACTTGGGATTAGTTACAGGAAGCACAGTATTCCTTCCGGTTATTTCGGAGACGAATGCGGATGAAATTGCTAATGCTGATACTATAGATTCGCAGGCGTTTAGCTTAACAGGTGCTAATGTTTCCTCAGATAGCTCTGGTGTAACTGTATCTATTGGAACATCTGCTAGCACAATAGCTGCAAACTACTCCTCCGGTTTATTGACGCACAAAGATGATCCAAATGTCAGTCCTGGTAGTATCAGTTTTACTATACCCAATGCTTCGGGCGGGACGGACGGGACGAGCGACAACTACACACCTAATCTATTTAAAGCCTCAGTAAATAGTGGTACCGCGTCCGAGTTTTACGAAAAAAGCGTGTCTATATTTTCAAGCAGCGATGCATTAATCAACTTTGTAGACGGTGTCGCGGTATCGCTTTCTAACCCGTCGTATACTCGTATAAGCGGGCTATCTTTAGATGCATCTAATAAAGACGGAACTGTAGATGCTACAAAGCTATCCGATATATCAGTTCGTGGAGTGTACGATGTAATCTATGAGTCTGAGGAGACGGGGGATGCTCGATACTACATAGATTACATATATCAAGATATTACTCTTACTATTCAGAGCGGGTTGGTTACGCAGACAGAACTCGGATCTTTGACAACGGAATCAAAAGGCCCTATAAATGTACCGGGAGCAGATTTAAAATATGGTTGCGATCCCGAATATGGCTGTCAGCCAGATCCTGCTGGTGAGTTTTTTGATTCCTCATGCGGCTCAGTGTGCGAGTCTGAAGAGTTAATTCTTTCCTACAGGCCTTCAAATATTTGGATATATACAGAATCGTCATATGAAAATGGAGAGTTTTGTTTTAACCTTGAATCATCTCATGAATCAACTCCGGCTGGTGCGGATTTACAAAACCAATTTTATACGAATGGCGGTCATTTAAAGGCTCAAAAGATTGCGGGTAAAAAAGTCGATAATTTCTATGTAAACAATGTTCTAATTCCGGAAAACACTATTTATTATGCGGAGAAAGATCCGTACGATGTATGTAATGCTGTACGGTTTGAACATTCATTTAGAAGGTACCGCGAAAATATATTAGACGATGGTTCAAGATGTTGGACTTTTATTTCCGAACATATATACATGCCTGGGCAAGGAGACGATAGAACTGTAATATGTACTAATAATGGGCGAGTAGTTTCTAAATTAGATGCCCTCGGTATAAATGTTCCCGAGTATCAAGTTAACAATTTACCTATCGGTCAGGACTTTTATGTCGATAGCACAACAGGAGATTACAACGGAATTTCTATTCAATCTACGGCACCTGGAAATACGGAAAATCCACCGCTCGGCGAATGTTCAACAGCGGCTCAAATAGATTATCAAGCAAGCGGGAATTCTACCCCATCTGAAATAGACCATGAAGATACAATAGTATATCCTAAAACTACATCGACTACAGATGTAAATGTAAAGTTAACACTTCCGAGCGACGGGTATATAGGCCGCTCGGGTTTGAGCGCCCTATATCTAGGTTTTACAAATTCTGACGGGTCTAAACTAGAAAATCTGGAAGCTTACCCTTATCGAGATGACGAATTAAGGGGCAAACCGGTAGAATTCACTATTCGTATACCCGAAGGAAGTACGTCTTTAACATACGAAATTAAACTGTCTCCTATAGGCCTTCCGCCCGAATCATTTATTCTTCACTTAACTTCGCAATAATATGCCAAACTACGAATATCAAACTACTGTATCTTTGGGTGGTGAGTATAAAGAAAAAGCCCCAAGGAAAGAAGGCTTTACCACATATGTAAACGGTACCGTGGATGTTACAACTCCTGGTGAGTATGTAATTACATACACCCACTTAAAACCTGAGCCGTTTAAATCTATAACTGAGTCTAGATTAGTTACCGTATCTAATGAAGGTTCTTTAGATGATACGCCTGAGCCTATTGTCCATCTATATGGAAATAGTGTTGAAACTATTAGCCGAGGCCAAGAATTTGTAGATCCTGGTGCTTATGCACTTAGTCATCCAAATGCTCTAAGTAGTGATGCATCAAATTTAGTTGTTAAAACTGTATCCTCTGTAGAAGAAAATAGTTGGTCGTCCCAACCAGTTGGGAACTACACAATTTTATACTATGCGGTATCAGAAGGAAAGCGCGTAGGATTTGCCGCTAGAACAGTTATTATAGAAGTAGGCCCGACCTTGCTAGAGTTGTACGGCTGTTCGAGACTGTATATAGAATATCCAGAAGACGGTACTGTGCCTATATATGCCGGTGTGGACTATTCTGAAAGCGGTTCGCATATTACTAAAGATGCAGGCTATAATATTGAGGGATCTGACTACGATTTAAAAATATTTGTAAAGCGAGAAAGTGGTGGGAACTCGTATATTGTTACACCTGATAATATATTTTTTACAGGCGACCCGGATTTTAGTCAGACTTTCAATATTTACTACTCGGTTACAACTTCTTCAGGCGTTCAGAAACTAGCTATTAGAGAAGTTACTATGGTTAAGCCTGGAGAAACTGATGGAAGCATTTTATCTGGTTTAGCATTTCAAGAAGAATCTGATGACGGATGTGCAGATGTTGCGCCAATAACCTCAGAAGATACAGAATACGATGATTTGTTTGATGAACTTGGAGATGCTATAAATGACGATCCTGATTTAACAATTGGAGAGGATTTACCAGAGCCAGAAACTAATAATTCTCTAGTAGTTCTTTGTGCGGGAGATACTGCATATAATGGAAATATTTTTCCAAGTTCTTGGACTTCAAACCCTGGAAAGATTCCAGAAACTATTGTAGAAACTCATTATACACCCGCGAATCCCACGGGGTGGGATCTTTGGTGGAGGACAAAAACTGGTATGGTATTGCCAGGAGATACTGAGCAGACCGAATGGTTTGCAGAAAAAGGTACTATACCTTGGAGACTTCATAAAGTTCATAGCGAAACAAAAGTTACATACTCCTATGGACTGGGGGCTGGAGTAGTATTTTTTAGAAACCCATCAAAAGATTTTATATTTTCTACACTTGAACCATACTACGACGCTGCTGGAAATCGAATTGGTGATATATTCTACGGATTTTATGGCGCGCATATATTTACCGAAGAATATGGATGGACGACCAATCAAACTAAGAATAGTGGCACATTATTTAATAGTGGAACTTATTGGGGTAAATCAGCTAGTTCTGTTACCCGTGTAACACAAGAGCTCAAAGACCACCATATGGAGGTACTCTCATCAGGAGATCATCAATATACAGACGATGGACAACCCTTGCGCGTTCTTAGCGATCCAAACAGTAATACGCTAACCTCTGGTCGTTATGCAGGTGTTGTATTTAACTCGCACCCTTTATGGCATGCTTTTCAAATATCTATAAATACGCAAGATACAGGCACTGTTGCGGGTGAAGATGTTATTAGTCTTAGATGGTTTGATAGAGCTGGTGGGAGAGATGTTAGTTCTTATTGCGACTATTATATCCCCAATTCTGACCCTCCCACTCTTCCTCTATTTTGTAATACTACTCGCGATAATTATTTAGGGTTTGATGGTTTTAATCCTTATTCAGGTCATGAGTATACACCCGCCGGTCCTATTCCTGGATGCCTTGTTGAAGTTACATGGACCGATAATCCTTATTACAATACTTCACATCCTAATAATACAACTAATTACTCCAATATTCACCCTGGGTTTGATCACTTTTCGGCAGAATTCGAACAGTTTGTCTACTGGTTTTTAAAAGAAATTTACGAGGATGAGGTGCTCTATGTAAACAATAGGGGTGATCAAAGCTGGGTGCGCATTGATTCGGAAAACCCTACAATGAATAAGTTCACCGGTTTAAAAGGTACATATTCTTGGAATCATTGGAGTGTTGCGCACCTCAGTGGTGGTGGTGAAGTTACACAGTGGGGGCTTAGATATATCAGTAATTTTAAAGCAGGCACCCGAATAATAGAAGATGACCCCGATAACAGCTTGGACAGTCTACCTGCTGGTCAAAACTACTATAAAGGTCTCGCTGTCTGGGATAAATCTAGTGCAGGAAATGCTTGGGCAAATCCACAAGTTAATCCAGCTCAAGCGGTTCCGGTATACCCGCTAATATCCGGTAATTTAGACTATTCGGTACCTCACACAATTAATCCATGCACCCCACCTCCTCCATCCCTTCCTCTATTTTGTAATACTACAATTGATCCATATGAAGGATACGACGGAAATAATTCGTTCGCATACACACCGGGAGGCACCGTTCCTGCAATCCTTCTTGAAATTACATGGACGGATAATCCTTATCAAGGAAATCATACTTGGTCCTTGTATAAGTACTCCAACATCTCCCCGCATACCAACTATTTCGATATGCATGGCTCTGAAACTAAATGGCTTTTGAGAGAAATTTACGAGGATAAGGTGCTTTATATTAGTCTTAGTGGAGAGCAACGTTTTGTAACGATTGATCCGGGCGATCCTACAATGAATAAGTTCGTGGGTAGTAGAGGTACATATTCTTGGAATCATTGGAGTATGGCTTTCTACGAGGGTGTTCTTTATGGTCATAAATACCTTAGTAATTTTGAGACCGGTACTCGAATATTAGAAGATGACATTGATAACAGCTTGGGTAGTCTGGATCATTCAGGCCCGCATCAGGGTCAACAGTACTATAAAGGTCTCTTAGCCTTTGATAGAACCAATTCTTGTTGGGCGGATCCACAAAATAATCCCTCTAAAACGCTAAAGACATATCCGTACGGTGCTGTCGTATTCGATACTCCGCATACATACTTCATTAATGAAACAATTAATCCATGCACATAATGCCAAGCGATTGCTACACAATGAGAAAGCGGGGAGTATAAGGCGGTGAGGTTTTTCCGGATACCATCCTTCACCGGGATCGAAGCGCATCGCGATGACGCCGATCGCGGCTCCCTTCGTTTAGTCGAGGGTTGCTTACCGCACGGGCCGGGCGGTTTGCGTAGCGGTCCTGTGTGGAACAAGATCGGCGATGTTCAATATGTCGCGGATGGTGACCAAAATAAAATATCTTCCGCAGATGATGGATTAGGAAATTCTATAGTCTTTGTATCCCGACAGAACGAGGTTCACGATATAGCACTATTAACCACTGAACATACCGAGCTAGAATCTTTCACAGAGCAGGAAGAATTTACATTTGAAAATCCATCGCTTTATACCGCTGGTCCTGCAAATATTACTCCAATAGGTAATAAACTTTATGCCGTCGGAGACGGGAGTAATGGATCAATATTTGTAGGTAAAGGCCCGGACGATACTTTTGAAGTTTTTCCAGACGAAAGTTTATACAGTCAAGAATGGTCAAGGTTTCCAAAATGTCAGTTCTTTGTTCAAGGGCCTAAGAAAACAATCTTTGCAGCAGGCAATCCAGATAAACCATTAACCGTATACATATCAGAGCCTGCAGGCCTGACCTCTCCGTATCGAGATACTCCTTACAGTACTGAGGATACAACCTATAACCAGGGCGTTCTTTCGACCGTCGACATTTTAGGTTCGAATGCGAGCAAAATAACCGCACTTTCAACCCGAGGAGATCAAGTAGTAGTACATACGGACAAAGGATGTCATCTTCTATATGCACCAGCTCCAGACCAAGCAAATACCGGATATCGTGTTGAACAAGCACCAGCGACTAACTTCTCAGCAGCTGTAAATTCAAAAGTTGTTTCCCGAGCATCTGGATCATTGACATATTGGGTAGGGCACGACGGCCAAGTTTACAAGGATGAGGCCGCAAGTCGTGGGTCGGAGGACTTAAGAAGTCGCGCTGATGAAGACCAAGCAAACTGGAAAAGTAAGGGCGTATGGGAAGATGAATTACCTACAGACCTTACTAAATCTTTTGCTCTGTACTCCCCACAGACCGGGATGTACTGGTTCTTTGTAGAGTCCGAGGAAAAAAAAACTTTTGATCTAATTCCAAGAACCCCGTTGAGGGGGCCTAGGAATTTAATAGCTCGTATACTAGCCCCGTTTTTCGGACCAACAAACCTAGAGGCAGTAATCCTTCCGCCAGAGGTTGGGCCCACAAATTTAGAGGCTGAAGTTCTTCCGCCAGAAGTTGGACCAACAAACCTAGATGCAGAAGTTTTACCACCAACTGAAGGGCCTACAAATTTAGAAGCTTTAGTACTTCCGCCGGAGGTTGGACCTACAAATCTAGAAGCTATAATTCTACCACCAGAGGTTGGACCTACAAATTTAGATGCAGAAGTTTTACCACCAGAAGTCGGACCTACAAATTTAGATGCTGAAGTTCTCCCGCCAGAAGTAGGACCTACAAATCTAGAAGCTATAATTCTACCGCCAGAAGTCGGACCTACAAACCTAGAGGCAGTAATTCTCCCGCCAACTGAAGGTCCTACAAATTTAGATGCAGAAGTTTTACCGCCAGAGGTTGGACCTACAAATTTAGAGGTAGTAATTCTCCCGCCAGAGGTTGGACCTACAAATTTAGAAGCTATAATTCTCCCTCCAACTGAGGGTCCTACCAATTTAGAGGCAGTAATTCTCCCTCCAGAAGTCGGACCTACAAACCTAGATGTAGTAATTCTCCCGCCAGAGGTTGGACCTACAAATTTAGAAGCTATAATTCTACCGCCGGAGATTGGGCCTACAAATTTAGATGCGCTAGTACTTCCGCCGCAAGTCGGGCCAACTAATTTGCAGGCTGTTGAACTACTAGGTCCTTTCTTCGCTAATGTTGAAAATGTTGTCGGAGGGTGGAATTTAACCGGGTATTCTTCAGTAAAAAATACAGGTAACTGGACATCGTTTTTAAATTCCTACAATTTAAGAAATAATACTGGAACACCTGTGACTTTAAGTGTTCGGGCAGAAGTTGACAGCCAACTCGTTGACGCACATTTCCACAAAATATACATACCGCAAGAGGTTATATTTAATCCCGATATCGATGATCCTTACTGGGATTCTGTAAACCGTTGGTACTATAAATCTGAGGTTGACGGTTTAACATATAATCAAGATGCAACCGTTGAAATAATATGGGCCGCATCAGCCGTAGCTCCTTACTTAGGACCAACAAATTTACAAGCTTCTATACCCGACGATTTTACCCCTGAACCAGAAAGTAAATATATTGTCGTAGAAATATCTGAAGAGGGTACAAACCTTGATGACTTCAACGGTTGGCAAAGTAATGAGCTCGGATACAGCGATCCTGGAGGTTTACTCACAGTTGAAGAAACTAGATACCTTGGGACTACGAGCGAAAAATCCGGAGTAAAACACAATGTCGGAGCTCAAAGAATAGAAATCGGAGGGAGGAACGGGCATCTTAATTCCGTATATCATCCAGGAATTCTTGTAAGAAATGATAACGGATATTTTATGAATGGATCCGCTTACACCATGTCCGCTGTGGCTAATGAAGGTTGGTCGTTTACGGGCTGGGATATTAAGCACCTAAACACTACTCCAGAGTCTGAAAGGCTTGGTACTGCTGCGGGCGAAGTGCAAATTGTTAGTGGTGCTTTAGACAACCCTACAGATCTCACTCTTTTAGTAACTGACCATACAAACTATATAACCGTAAAAGCTGAATTTATTGACCTCGCCCCCGACGCTGATGAAGTGCCCGATCCCGGAAACAAATATAACTTAGAAAATTGCGAGTGTGTAAGCGATAGCGGGTCTGGATTGGGAGACTTTGACACGCTCCAGGAGTGCGAAGATTGGAAAGCAGCAACTACTTTTAACTGTGTAGACGGGGAGTGTGTAGAAGATGATATGCAAATGGGTACATATTCAAGCTGCGCAGATTGCCAAGCAGCTTGCGGATCCGGCGGGTCTGATCCATGCGATGACATAGCTTTCGATTATGATATAAATTGTACACACATCGGACCCGACATGGGCGTTAAAACTCAATGCGACTGCCAATAATGAACACAGAAAACGAAAAACCTAAGCCCGAGCCAGAGAAATCGAAAGGTCTTGGAGACTCAATTAAAAAAGTAACCAACAAGCTTGGTATAAAACAGTGCGGAGGTTGTAAGCGTAGGCAGGCAACTCTTAACAAATATTTCCCTTACAAATAATGAGCGATTCAATTGAAGCCGCGGCTAAGCCGTCAAAATATAAAGCCTACTGTTTTACCGAACGGAGTAGTTCACTCGCAGGGCCATTCCCGCTAGATGTAACCGCTCTCGCTATCAAGGACAACTCATCAGAGGTTTACTGTATTTCAGAGGAGAAAGAGATTCTTAAATCTGATCTCTTAGATTTAAACGATCCGGTATTTCAAAAAGTATCAGACCCTATAGATACAACCGCTAATTTTGATCCTTATACACAGACAGGAATTGTAGCCAATAAAGATGGCTCGTTTTTATACCGTGGAAAATATCTACCCAGTCCATTTACAGATGCAAGCGTAGGGAAGGGCACCATATCGGATCCTTTATGGTTTAAAGACTGCTACCTTTCGATCGCAGAAACAAACTGGATGCATTTCGGATCTGAATCAGCGGAGAAAGAGGTTTATCGAATAGACCTTTCGTTCCATACAAATTCAATCGGACATGCTTGGCTATATATTCAAAACGATTCAGGTAAAGTATCCGGGCAGTACAAAGGACCGATCAAAGAGATCGTAAAAGTATTTACCAATCTGCGCGGTCGAAGATTTAAACTTAAACTATTTGTAGCAACCCATGAAAATTATCCATGGGCGATGCGCGAAATGGCAGTTGGTTACAACATAGGAAAATCGTTCTAGCGATGCACAATGTCCAACGCGAGATCTATTGGATTGTCGTGATGGTCATGTTCTTCCTGGAGCGCGAAGCAATCCTAGACATTATGTTCATGCTCATAAAGCTGGCCATAATTTGGTCAGGCAGCCCATAACGCTTTGATCTTATCGTTAGCCATGACATCGGCGTAACTATCGTTAGTCGTACTTGCATCTGCATGTCTCAGGAACTTTTGAGATATGTAAATTCCTTCAGTCGTAGCTATATAAGATCCAAACAATTTTCTTAATTCGTGCAATGGACTGGATCGCTCCCACCCAATTGATCGAAGCTTTTTAATTAAATCGTCAAAGAGTACCCGTCCATAATCCGCTCGGGTATCAATTAATAAATCATCGCCCGACGCTTTATTCAAAATCGATTTAGCGATCACCTTGCTGCCAAGAGTAAAACCTTCATGCCCACCTTTCGGCCTGAAATCTCTATCCGCAGCCACAGTAATGCGAGCCCGATCACCGTCTAAATCAAACCATTCTCTACGACAATGAAATGCTTCGTTTCTACGCAACCCGAAATGTAAGCTCAATCCAAGCATCGTAAATATGTCGCCCTCTGACTCAGAAAATAGAGTAAATGTTTTTTCAATCAGATCTTCAGCTGGTAGATGGTACTGCTTTTTTAGTTTCTTGTAGAACTCTTCAGATCTAATCGCTTCAACGAATGCCATATCATAATCTTTGAATATACGAGGCCGGGCAAAGATAGCCTTAACCTGACGCATGAGACTGTTGACCGTTCGCTTACGACTTGCGATCTTTGACTCATCCCTAATGCCCGAAAGCGCTTGGTTTTTATATTCTCGGATAAAATCCTCGTCGATTAGAGACAGATCAAAACTGTCGTCCGGAACTTTTCCGATGACTTGTTTAATCAACCGAGTAATCGCCTGTCTATATCCGGTCAATGTCGTATCGGTAATTCCTGCGGACACTTGATTCATTTCTAAGGCCTCAAGACATTGGCCTAAGGTCGGAGGTTTAGGCTTGGTCAATGCGAATGCTTTTTTATTATACATCTCTTGAACCTCACGGAATGGGTGAAGGATCAAATGTGCTCGTATTTGATCTGCCAGATCGAGCGCTTTTGATTTGTCCAAACCGAGCGGGAAGTATCTGGATTTTCCAGCTACCTGGGCTTTATAATTCCACCCTCCGTTTTGGCTGCGTTTATATATTCGAGTGCCGGTTTTAGATTTGGCTCTCAGTGATGTACCTGATTTGTACCTGCGTGGTGTGTGATTCATATCACTACATTTTGTGTATTCTCTCATTTTGTCTAGGGTTTTTGCATAAACACCCTACAACTAGTGCTTTATATCAAATTTTGAATCCAGCGCGTCTACCAATTCCGCCATCCGGGCAAGTTGTTGATATTCAGCAAGTTGACAATGGTGTGTTGCAATGTTATACTGTTAAAAATGGCAATATGTACCTGATTTGTACCTACTGCAACAAAAATGGAGGGATTATGAAGGATTGGTTAGAAGCTCAAAAGGCTAGTGAAAATGATATGTTAAACGCTGTATCTTTGCAGGCAAAAGAAATTGCTGAGGAGTTAATTCCACAGGTTCGATTGTGTGCATTAGAGAATGAAATGACTGCCGATATTATTTTTCGGGTGCATTTCGAATTCGATAAGGCGAGCACTGATATCTGGTCGGAAGGAGTTGTTGAATTCCCCGCCAAACAATCGGTATCTACAGCTTTTAGAATCGATGCCGAAAAAGAAGAAGCAGAAAAGTCCTGAGCCAAGCAAGGTCCTAGAAAAACTAGGGCTTTCAGCAGATGAAGTTCGGGCGGCGTTTTCTTTAGAGACTCCAGAGTCTCAAAAGCCTAGGAAAAAAGGATACCTATTCCTGGCGGATCAAAAGAAAATGAAAAAGCGAATGCGGTTCTATTCAAATATGATCTTCGCTCGATTCGAGGCCGGTCACAGTCCAACTATCATAGCAGGCATTCTCGGGGTCTCCGAGGAAACCGTGCGTGTCCGCTTGCGTCGTAACGGCTATTTCTCCGTGCCCCGTTAATAAATCCCAACGATCGCGAAAGCGTTCGTACTGCCCAACAGAGTTTTCGGCAGTAGGGTAGAGCCACATGCTAACCGACTTAAGCTCGGGGCATGGAACGATGTACCAGATGTCAGGATCGACATGAGCTACAACAATATCGATGCGATCGCAATCGATCGCTTTCTTGCTGCTGTTCCCGGTGCCCGCGGTGATTTTATACCGAGCAGTCTTCCACTTTTTAACAGGTGTCTTAGTTCCTTTAATCTGAACCCGCAGAACTTCGTTTGCGTGATTCATGACAAGCATGTCCTGAGGCAACCCTTCCTCGATCGGACTAAAAGCGTGAAGCCCGTGCTCAAGACATTTGAGCACGAACCTCTGCTCGAACAAGGTGCCGAGCGCTTTCATTTCGGATTTAGCCATTTCCAAAAATCTTCCAGCCGTATTGAACTTGATCGCTACGACCTACCCAATCAAAGCCTTTTGATGTCATGTGACTCAACCCCCAGCCTAGCTTCTTCGGGTTGAGCTCCTTGAGAAGTACTCGATTATTTTCATTAGCCGATAGAACAACCATCAACTCGGAACAAGTACCTTCCCAGGCATCGTCCCCGAGCGTTGCTCTGAACATAGCCAGAATCTCGATGATGTGGCTGTAGCGACTATCGGCCTTCGCAATCGCTTCAAGGCCCGGATTGATGTATGCTTGGACTCCAAACCGTACGTCAAAGCGCTCTTGTGGAATCTCGTAGTCCAAAAGCCAACGGGCAAAGGCCGGAAGCTCTTTGGATATGACATCCTTAATACCGGGAAAGAAATCATACCCGTCACGGCATTTGAAGACCATGAGTTTGTCCTTAATGCTCATGTCCAAATCAGGGAGAAGGCGCATCGATACCGGGTCATCATTCAGTGTGCAGCTAATCCGTCCGCGCCAAAATACACGACCCGACTTCTTGAACTTACCATTGATCAGAAAGGTGTCATTCGCGATGTGCTCCTTGAGCTTTGCTGTAAAAGCTGTGTGCATCGCATTACTCGCGCTCGGAGCCTCGTCGTCAACGAGCCAAGCACCATACTCAAACAAATGCTCAGTCCATTCTGATTTACCGGTTAAATAATCTGATGCCTTGATCCCGCCACCAAATAACTTTCCAAGAACCTGCGTATTGAAAAATGTTTTTCCGCAGTTCGGAGGACCAACAAGGAAGTGTGCATGCCCACGCTTAGGCTTTCCAGCGTGAGCGTTCGAATAAGAATAGGCTAACCAATCCAATTCATGATTAATCTGCTCCTCACCTAGCATGTAATTCATCCACTTCCAGATCTCGGGGAAATCCTTTTCGGGAGTAACCTCAAAATCGGTTGGGGTAATAGGTTGTACCCTTGCCGTGTTGAAATACCTACGGTTTTCATGAGTTACAATCGGGCTCTTAATAAAACAAAAAGGAAGACCCGCCTCTACTCGTTTGCCAGTAATGATTGAGTGCAATGCTCGCTTGCTCTCGGATACATTCTCGCTCCGTCCAGGTCGTGAGCTAAGATCGTTTCGACATTGGAGGTCTAGAAGACATTCTTCCTTATTATTTACAAAGAATCCACCAGACCCGTCCTGAACATAATAGTTTTTTCCATCGAACCAATAGCCATCAATCGCTTTACCAATCCGTCCAACTTCAAACTGACGGACAAATGCAGGGCTCAGAACCTCGCTCCATGTATAGAAACCTTTCGCCATGTTGAACACTTGCATGCCTGTATCGCGCACGATCGCAGAATTAGTAGTCTTGTGCTGTCCGCCCGGATCCCAAAAGGTGGGTCCGCGAGAGCCTTCCACAAATTCTCCAGGCCATTGATGATCAGGCCAAGCCCGCTCGACCTCTTCGAATACGGTGTTCAATGGAATCTCAGGACCTTGTCCACGAAAGTCAGCGGATTTAGATGTTTCATACTGCCAGAAATGTAGCATGTCTGCACTGATCCGTGACTTCGGACTGACAGGTCTCCAATCTCCACCATGCAGAAGATAATGCTGCTTCTCAAAGTTTCCTAGATCAAAGCCCCGAGCAATCGCGTCCCGTCCCTCAAGCTTCAGTTCTTTGGCCAAACGCTTCAGGAATCGTGTATTGCTCTGAGATCCATGCATGAACAAGGGGGACTCGAAAAACCAAACCGCATGAATTCCACCCGAATAGCTTCGGCTGATATAATTGACTGGATATTCATGATCGATCAATCGACGGACAATCTCTTCAAACTGTTCATCCGTAAATCTAGCATCCCAATCGGCTGATACCCCGTGCAAAAATCTGACCGGGTTATTGCTCGATACTCGCTGGTTAGGGTCAATCCCTTCACAGGTACTATAAGCTAGATACCTTGTGCTCGGCCTGGCCGCCCATTGTTTATATTCGTTGCTATCCCTAAATTCTGGGAGCTCAAAATCAACCTCCCATGGTTTGCGCTTTGATACTTGGCTAGCGCTTAAATTAGGTATTGTAAATAAGTCCATATGTTTCCACCTCTTCGATTTTGCTGTCTACTTCCAATTCTAGATCGGTCTCGTAGCAGCTTAAGTTATTAATTGTTCCGTGTATAAAATTCTCAGACACTCCCGCCTCGGATATGTGAGTATCATTGTTCTCGTCTAGTTTAGTCCGCCTGACTTCAAGAATTGTACCGCCGATCTCTCGTATGAACTCAGCCTCATTATCGAAGCGTACATCATCGATCACCGTTTTTACATGCGGGTTTATCCGTCTTCTCATCGCGGTAATCCACACATCCTGAGCAATCATATTCCTCGCAAATTCAGTACCTAGAAGTTGCATGATTTCGCGTGGGCTCTTCCCATACTCATCAAGCTTGATTTCTTTTAATACCGGATCATTAAGCTCAGAATCACGAAGACCCATAGCTCGAAGCATGTCTTTAATAGGACTTGCAAAGCTAAGAACTTCGTATCCGTATTTGCGTTCAAGTATTCGTGCGACAGAACTTTTTCCGCACCCTTTTCCACCAGCTAACCCTATAATCATTTCGTGTACTCCTTTGAGATGATCGCATCGCTGCTGAGTGGTACATCTTTCATCCACTCCGGCCCGGTCATCATGATTTTTTGAATTTCGTTTTTTATCTCCTCAGCGTTCTCCTCTTCTACCTCAACGACGACTTCATCATGAACATGCAAAACAACGTCATACCCACCATCGTAGAGATTTTTTAGAATGAACCCGAAGCAGTCCCTCGCAAGCGCTTGGACAGAATTTTGAAACAAGTTAGCACCGTACATTTTTGTCCGTCTGATGCTTCCCTTCTGAGTTGCACAGGTAACTCCGTCCGGTTCATGACGACAGCGGAAATAATTTAATGTCCGTCCGCTCGGGATTTCTATTTTAAAATCATCACCTTCATTAGCAGAGGTCTTCAGACGCTTATCTAAATTCTTCCAAGAGGATGTAATCTTTGGGTTTTTGTCCCGGAAATCTTGAACCTGAATGTATGCATTAACCCATTGGCGACGCTCGTCTGCACTTAAGTTAGAATAGGCCGAGAACTTACCCGGCTGATACTTCTTGGCAAATTCCTGGAATCTTAATTCGTCCTGACGGCTGAAGCTGGAATCTAGAATCTGGGTCTGTCCATATGCCTTAACTGTCTCGGCAAATTTAAACCATCCACTCCCGTATCCAAGTTGAAGAACACGAACCTTAGCCAAAAGATAGAGCTCGGGATCTTCATCCTTTAATTTTCCACCAGTCCATCCCATTGTCTGACGAGCGTGCGCTTCATACGGGCTCATGCCTTTGGACACGAGCTCAAGGAAATCATCATCGCCAGCGAGGAATGCAGTCAATCTCGGCTCGATTTGAGATAAATCAGATATGACTAAGGTCTTTCCTTTGGCCGGGGATACGACATTACGAATGTTAACTCCGTATTTAGTATCCCGTGGCATATTCTGTACATTGAAGCCGGCGTCACCTGACCATCTTCCGGTAGCATCTGCTCCGAAATATTTCAGATTGTAACTCATGCGACCTTCGTCAGTTAATCTATCCTTAACAGATTTGGTCCTCTGCAAGTGCATGTTTATGCGATTATAATTTTGCATGGCGGATACAAAGGTGAGCTTGTCTCCATGCTCTTTGATCCAATCGGCTAGCTCTTCGCTGTCCTTGGCGAGGCTCTTAGGAGGTTCTACACCAGCCTTGCGGCACTCAATTGCCATAGCTTTCTTAGAATAGACAACATACTCCTTCTTGGTATCCGGATCGATCTCTCCATACCATGGAAGACTGGTCTTAGCCTCGAATAAATGTCCTTCTAATTTATCTACTCCGTCTTCTACCTTTCGTAGATCAACAGGCAATCCGCGATAAGCCATTGTCCGTGTTTGATGGGACAACAGTCTTTCGGTCTCAGGCCAAAGGGGCCAAAGCTTTTCCCAGATTTGATATGTGTATTTCGCATCGTCCAGGGCGTACTGAAGGACAGCTTTGCTTTCATCCATGGCAATCATGTCATCCCATGTCTTACCCTTCATGTTATTGCGGACCTCTTTGTCCATGGATACGCCAAGGATTTCCTTAGCCGAGCCCTTTAGGTTTCTTTGATATTGAAAATATACGCACATATCTGCCGTGCAGACCCATGAAACATCAATGTCGGGTATGATCCCGAGCTCCTGGCAACGCTCAAAACAGCGCTGATCGAATGATGCGTTGTGTGCGATAAAAGTATAGCCTTCGAATTTCTTCCAATCCTTAAATTCATCGGTTCGCCCGACATAACTATGTTCGGGGCTCCATATTGAAACTAGATAGGCATCGAATTCTGGGTGATGCACGTACTGGTAGGTGCTACTACCTTGGATGCTATAGTCCTTCGAATAAAAGGTTTCAAAGTCTAATGCTGCAAATTTTTGTTTACTCATTTGTGGTGTGATTTGGTGTGTGGTTAAAAGCTCCGCGGTGTGGGAGGGCAGGGGATTGCCCCGCCCTCCGTATTCTCACACCACATGAGATTAGCTGTCCTATGAATCAGCTAAAATCCTTGAGCCATTCGACGAACTTTTTGTCGTGTCTAGATCCCTTGCGAAGCTTAGGAGCATGGACGACATTGTTCCCGGCTTTTACCTTTTGAGTAGTAAGCTGGAACGATCCGACATTGATGCCGTCACGATAATACATTTTCGCAGCCGTAAAGATAGGTACCGCAGCATGCTTATATGCAGTTCCTTTAATTCTCCAGATTGCGAAGGCATAATTATTCCCGTCGAATTCGAATGGAAAGTTAGTTGGATCCTCGCCCTTAATGCAGACAAGTGCATCAGCGATTGGTTTCCAGCTCGCCGGTGTGCCATCCGCCCAGACGAAGGTAGCTTCCGGATCTGCTTCGAGTACCTCAGCCTTGCTGTTAAAGATCCGTGGAATCTCGCCGGAATCCCATTCGATATTCTCTTCGAACATCTTACCGATCCGGCAGACAGTAATCTCTACATCGCTCGTTCCATCACTAATATCGAACTCGCCATCGAGAACGATGGTTCCTTTCTTGAATGTCTCAGACAGCGCGCCAACACCCTGAGCAATTTGCAGCTTAGGAAAGCTGATATCGCTAGCATCGAAGTCACCCACCAATCCCGCGCCGGGCTGAATCGTCAATGATGCAGTAGGACTGCCCTCAATGATGTCACCGCTCGCGTTTGTTAATGCAGTCTCTTCGGACTGCTTTTCTGATAATGCTGTTTTAGCCATTTTATATCTCCTTTTATTATTTGTTATTGTATTGTATGTGAAATGTTATACACGGAATTCAAAACTAAAGGTTTCTACTTTTCCGTAAATATGGACTCCGATCCCGATCCTCTTCTGCTGGCAATATTCCTGACTCTTCAAGGCTCGATTCTATAGTGCCCCGAGCGGTCTTCTTTTCTCCGCGAGGTAATTTCTCTGAGTATTTCTTAGCAAGCTTCGGAAGGCTAATATCGCAAGCATTCATGAATTCATCAGGGCTGAGCAAATGTTCAACCGCATCGTATGCACCTTGAGTATCTTCAATCTTCAAGCTAGCAGTTCGATAATGTAGATCGTACCCTGGAATCTCTTCACCCTGTTCGACCGCCAATTTTGTTGCCTGTTTCTTTGCAGCAGCCTGCCATTTATCCACAACCTGTGCGACATTGAGCATCTTGGCTAGGACGACAGGATTCTCAACATTTTCCGGGCTGTAACTATCCCATAGGCTCATCTCAAAGTCTTCAACACTCGCGCTATATTTCTTAGCCAATGGAAGCATCTTTTCAGATAGGGCAGGGCATGAAAGTTTGTGCTTACAGTACCTACAACCTTCGGTATTAGGTATCGCTTCGGCGGTCTCAAGCTCGGCCTTTTCAACTATCATGTTTATGCGCAGTCGAATATCTTCCATGTCCGAACGGCTATAATCATGAGTCAATACCTCATCACGGCGCGGTATTATAAAATGAACCGTAGCAGTCTGTAACTCTGGGAATTTATCCATGACCCCAAGAAGATACGCCTGCCCCTGTATGTTCACATCAGCATCGTCAATTTCTCCAACGCCGAATTTAAAATCAACCAAGTCAACATGAGTACCTTTAATGATTACTCGATCAACTGTTCCAAATATCTTGTCGCTACTCATACCAAGCCTCCAGGTTATCTTTTAATAATCTCATTAATTCTTTTTCCATTTTGAATGCGTACACAGGTAGCACATCGTCAGGAGTATTAATATAAAGCCCGTCAACGCGCCGTATAATCCCAGAAGCCAACACAGGACTTCGATCAAAGAGAAGGACAAGTCGATATCCATCGTTACTCTCCTCCATGACGAATGGTTGTTCGTAATTCTTTATAGATATCATCTGCGGCATCCTCCAAGGGTTGAATATAATCAAGGCAGGATACGACCAATCGAATCTGCTCGTCGTTTAAACCATCCATATTTCCGGTCTCTGCAGCCGAGTGAAGCATCGTACCTTCCTCAGCAAATATGTTGGTCTCATTACTGCTTCTATAGCTAGGGCAGATCTCTACATATTTTAATGTGCTCGGCCCGAGCTCATGATGTTCTTCAGGACTGCTCACTATTAAATACCTCCGATATTGCCCAGTCATTGGGGATTATTTCTTGGTCGACAGTCACAGGATGAAAGCCGGCGGCCACAAGCAAACCTTTCACAGCAATTAAGACCTGATCAAGGGCACAGTCGTCTGCGATATCCGCACTAAATTCAGCACCTAGATTCTCAATTGTTATCTTCATCGCTCGCCTCCTCCTTATCTCCGTACTTCTCAACAAACTCCTCAAGCCCACGACGAATAGCGATCTCAGCATATTCATCATCGGTAGCAATCTCTTTACCCCATGATACGAGCATGGCCTTGGTATCATCCTCCATTTCAAGGTCCATATGGGTGTACATTTCATCCCAAGTCTTACCAATTCGAATGACCGGAAGATCGCCCTTCATGATCTCTGATAACTCCGCCTTTTTTTCCGCATCCATAGTCATCTATTTAGCCTCCCCGTCTTTGTCGCGTTTACTATCTATTGCTTTAGCCAGCATTAAAAGCATGCCGTGGATCTGTTTAACCTCTTGCTGCAAATGCATGATTTGAAGTTCTTGAAAAGCAGTATAAGTAACCGCGCTATCTCGCTCGGGTTTAATCTTTTCTTCGTGCTCGGTCATCTCATTGATGCGAGTCCGTAGCTCTTCAAGCTGCTCCTTGTGCTCGTCAGGTAATTCGCTCAGGGTATCTATTACCCGGTTCTTACTCTCGACTAATAATTCATCCAAGCCAACTTCTTCAGGCTCTTCAGATGGTTCAAAAAAATCTGGATTAAATCTCATAATGGTGTGTGGGTTTTTAGGTTTTGCCCAGTTGCAGCCGGGCGATTTGTTAAGTGTTATACATATGCAGAACAAATGCAATTATAAAAATGGTCTTTCTAAAGGTTTTTCTTCTTTGGCCAAAAGTCGACGGCTGAAGGTTAAAAGTTTTTTAATTAGGTGGTATATTTTATATTTCATAATTTAATAATGGAGCTCCCAATCAGATTCGAACTGATGACCCCATCCTTACCATGGATGTGCTCTACCAACTGAGCTATGGGAGCGAATTTAAATTTGGTGGAGCCAGACGGGATCGAACCGACGACCTCCTGAATGCAAATCAGGCGCTCTTCCAACTGAGCTATGGCCCCAAGGTGTTTCATGATATCAGAAGTGCAGCAAAGTGCTATAGGATCGGGTTGAGCTCATCATCATTAATGAGATCTAAATTATCGAGCTTACGCTTAACCAATTTGCAGACGCGCATCTCAACTGTTCCTTCCGCAAACACAATCTTTTGAACAGCAGGACTCTTAGCTCCGGCTCGATGAATCCGTCCAAGAGTCTGTTTGAAATCAATCGCAGAAAAGGTAGGGGATATCAAAGATACCCGAGGATGATTGCCATTTATATCGTGCAAAGAAACGCCAGTTCCTCCCGCTTGAATTGTACATATCATGATTCGGGCAGCATCATTTTGAAATCCTAAGCATTGAAGCTCACGCTCAGTCTCTGTCTGTCCGCCATGAATCATTCGAATTTCACACAGACCAGCAAGCCGACGAAGCAAAACTTCCATGGTCTCACGAAAATTTACAAAGATTGCTACGCTATTTCCAGACTCATACGCATCCCGGGCAAGCTCTTCAAATAATGGAACCTTTAACAATTCAATTTCCTGACGAGCACGAAGCTGAGCAACCAATGGATTATCAGTATCAGTATATTTCTTACCTTCGAGCGCAGTTAATTCAGCCTTCAAATCACTATAGATCAAATCAATGTCAGAACGGCCGGAAATATCATATCCCTGGGCAATGATATTAGAATTAGGAAAGGCACCGGGGGGCAGGTCTGCAATTTTGATCCTGCTCCCCCGAGCACCATTCTTATATATATGATCATGTAAGCGTTTGAGAACTGCTTTGGATCCTTTGAACTCAAGGCCTCCAAACAATCCACGCTTACAACCATTTTTAAGCGACCAACGCCACCAACCCTTATCATCATGCAGATCGAGAACATAACCCAGTGCTCTCATCTCTGTAGGATTGGTACAACTAGTCGCACCTAGACAAAGTATATTTAAGCCAGCACGCTTTGCCGCTATCATCATCTTTGCATTCTTGGATTTATTCCCTTTGCATCGATGGTCCTCATCAAATATGACCAAGGCCTTCTTGGGATTAAGAAGCCATTTAGACCCGTCATAAAACTCGGTACTTCCACGAATCATTTTCTCGTAGGTATAGGCATGCTGATCAGTAGGCTCATAGCCATAGCTAAGCATCGTATCTTTCCAGCTCGGGACAACGGACTTAGGACAAAGGACGAAGGGCACAAGCCCCATCTTCTTAGCCAAATAAAGCGCGACAAAGGTCTTACCGGTTCCGGTATCAGATCCATCCTTAGCATAGCCATGATTAAGCAGCGAAGTCATTAAGACTTTCGCATGAAAAATCTGCCAATCAAATAGAGTCGGGGTAGTAGACTGTTGGGTCATCGCCTTTATGTTCTGTTAATCCGTTTATCCAATCCGACTCCTCTAAATCCTCGCGCATATTAATGCTTCGAATAAGCCGCCATAATTTACGAAGCGCAGCCTCTTCAATCTGACGAACACGCTCACGGGTAACTCCCATGACGGTGCCAATCTCTTCAAGAGTATAGCTGCGATTCTCATTAGGTTCGTACAAGCTTTCACTACCATCTTTCTCAAGCAGTGTACGCTCACGAAGCATGAACTCGCGCAATCGCTGATCAGCATCGGTAGCATCGAAATCAAATTGAGATTCAATACGAGCACGCAATTCATCCTGAGATTTAGGCTGCGGCTTGGGCTTGGGTTTTTTGGTACGCTTTGCGGAGCCTTTGGACTTCTTGCATGATGATTTTGAATTCTTCCGCCGGTATTTCTTTCGTAGTAAACCGGCATCCGCAAGAAGGGCATGAACGACGTCGTCGGGTATACCGCTTATTGGCTGGCCGACGGGTTTCTTTGGTGTATGTATCTGTTCCACACTTAGGACAATTCATTGGTTATACCGTACGCTCTTGAAAGCGTGTGCTCCCTTTACGAATCTCGCTACGAATGTAATCGAGATCAGCAGGACGAGAAGATACAAGCGCCCGGTCAGCATCGACATAAAGCGCGCTCCCCGAGGTTGCCTTTTTTAATCGAGTCTCGAACGCATTCATGCGATCAAGAAGCCCTTCCACTACAACCTCTAGTTGTTCCATTTTATTTTCTAATATTTCCGCCGACATTTTCATTTTATATTTCTATTTGTAATTTTTTTGGTGATTGAAATCTATGCAGGGCGCACGATCATTATCGATGATCCGTGCCATCTGCTTATAAACTTCGGATACATGCTCCGGGCCTTTGGCCGATAGCTCGTCAAGCCAACGCTCCAAGCGCATGAGAATAAGGTTATATTCCCGATCGGTATAAAGATCCTCGCTCATGCCGCATCGATGAGATTCATGACCTCATCATAGGATTCTAAAACATTGACCATCTCAGGGCGGACAACCTTAGCAGTATCAAGCATGGCTACAGGCATGCCCGAAAATATTATTGTACTCTTTACTCCAGCCCGATTCTTATCCTCCGGGATATTGACCGGCAGGACCATGGCAATATGCCTCGGGTTGACAGCCAAAGGTCGTTGGCTGGAGTTCGTAAGCTTTATGAATTTTTCTGTCATATGGTGTGTGGGTTATTGATTTTAAGATCCCCGGTTGCAGCCGGGGCATGCCTCATGCATGTTCCACCAATGTATACACAATGTTATACACCAGTCAAACAGTTATTCAAAAAAATGTTAGTGCTCCCTCATTGATACACAAATAAGTTTATCAATCATTTTTCTAACCTTTGAGGCGCAAAGGGCCGAAGCCCTTTATCTAAGCGGAATCCCGACGAGCAATTCGTTCAATCAATCCGGCACGGATGCCCGAGGATAATAAATCAACCTCAGAAAATACCTCGCTGCCGTACTTAATAAGCTGCCCAGCAAGATCATCATCAATCTCCAATTCCAAATGATATGGACGAGGAGCCCCATCCTCATGATCAATCCGGATGACATCAATTGATCCAACAATCTCATGCCCGGTACGCCCATCTATTCTAGACTCTTCTACTATATTATCGTTCATAATTTAAAAATACATAGATCGGCGTGTCCTCCCCGACATAAGCCCCATCTATATTATACCAAAAATAATCCACCGCATCCTCATGCGTCATATCATCGCGAACAACCAAGGTCTCTATCATAGCATCCGCATCATAGATCGCTCGGTCCTTCGAATCCTTGCCAATTAGGCAGCTATCAAATCCATCAGCGGTAATCATAAAATATCAGCTAGAAACATGGAGACTATTAATACGCAAAATAGAACTGCCCAGAGCTCAAGCATCGCGATTCAATTTCCAATCCATGATCATTACAGCATCCGCATTGGCGTTAGTAATTTTAAGACCGGGATATAATCGCGCAGCATTATCTTTAATCGTACGCTTGCGATCAGTATATCCCATCTTAGGCTTCAACCCCCGCAAGCCTTTCTGCCATTCCCGAGGCTTAACTAATTCGACCGGAAAGCGACGAGCCCGCAATGCTCCAACCAAGAATCCAAAATTATACCCAAGCTTAAATGAACTAGCATTACTAGTCATAGAGGAAACATAGGCCGGTACGTCTTCGACAATCGCAGTATATCCAGCGGGATTTATAGGATCCAAAAATTCTAAGAACTCAGTCTCAGTCCTCCAGGCATATACAGACATATCATCGCTGTTAGGCGCAAGCCATGCCCATCCACCGGATACGCCTGGGTCAAAGGCCAACAGCCCTCGGCCGGAGGTCATTGGTCGCGGAGGTATAAGGTCACTGCCTTGCGCACAAGTTGACTAGGTGTAGTAACCTCAACTTCTGCCTGCTTCTTCAACGCTTCCACTAAGGAGGATTCAACCCGTATATTTAACTGCGTATCTTTCGACATTCAACTGTTATACATTACATAGTCATTGTTATGCAACTGGTTGGAATTGCACTATTCAACGGGGATGCACTAGGTGTAGTACAAAAAGTCAATAAATATTTTGCAAAGCACTACATTTTGTGTATACATTGTTATACACCACACACCCTAATCCCTATGAAAAATACAAAAAAAAGTAAAAAACCCCCCTCAAAATCGCTCGGTCTAGACCGGGAGCATAAAGACATAACCTGTGCCGTAAGACTTCCAAGGTCGATGTACGAGGCCTTAGGTCAATGCGCGAAGGTCGAAAATACTTCGCTCTCGGACGTAATTCGCGAGGCTCTGGTCGAAAAAATGAGCCAAGTCGAAGAGAAGGAAAGACAGCGTGTTTTAAAAGAGGCTGAATACGAGGCGCGACTCCGTGAGCTTGGTGTTGACCCTCGGAAGACAGCCTGAGGCCTTTTAGGCCCCTTCCTGCGCCTCGAACCGGTGTTCCCGTCGATATGTGGACAGGTACAGGTTCGAAAGTCTCAGGTCGGAGGTCGGAGGTATCAAATATGGTTCCTACTCGAACCTCGAAAGTAAAAGCATTTTCATAAGTCGTTGATAATCAACATAGCTACAAATGCAATATGGTTTTATGGTTTTATATTTAATATTCTATAGAAAGTATATATTATATATAGGGGATGGAGGATACCCTCCCCGGTGGGGCTCCCCCAGGTCACAGGGTAAAACATAAACCATAAACCATAAAACCATATTTCTTTCGTAAGTACTTGAATATCAAGCACTCGTAAATATGGTTTCACTTTTTTGAGGCGGTTTGATACCATATTTGGGCAAAATAGAACCCTAAGCTGGTATATTTACTTAAACCAACTAAGTTTGGATTTAGCGACCATTATGAGTGTGGTCGGCCAATCGATATGTGGTAATTTTGAGTAAACTACCAAAACATAGCCGTTATCGTGATCCGCAAACACATGAGTATGAGTTGCGAACTCCGGCTTTTGACCTAAGTCCACTTACTTGCGTTTTTTAGGAGCAGCCTTTTTCTTTGGTCTGGAAAAGCTTCTATTTTTGCTTTTTGAAACGACTCTTAGATTCTTTGATCTATTGTCTGCGGTGTTTCGATTCTTATGATCGACATCTTTGCCGTCACCTTTTCGAGCACGCCCAGCTTTTACCATTTTTGACCTCGCACTATTTCGCTGAGCCCTTCGCTTCTTTTGCTTTGGTTTAGCGTGGTACGTTTTGTACTCTTTCTTATAGTTCCGTGGTGCTGGCATGTTATACATATTCGAGCAATGTTCTACTAGTATCAATCGAATGTGCGCCGAGTGTATAACATCGTTGAATTGCTTGTTAACACTTGCAACTACTAAACTTTAACTCATTTCCTTTGACCTATGAAAAAGAAACCATCGACTTCGGATGTTATCCGGGTCTCCGTAACAATGGAGAGAGAGTTAAAGCAGAAATACGCCCGGCTTGCTGTTGAACTCGACCTTTCATTCTCTCAATTAGTGCGTTACTCCCTTCGCCGTGTTGCCGATGGCTTTGAGGATTTCAATAGCATTGAAAAGCGTAACAGAAATCAAGCTGATGGACATGATATGTCCACCTAACATGATATAAAAAGATGGGGCCAAGCCTGCAAGCTTGACCCCGTGCATCAGTCTAACCACACACCATATGTTGCTATCAGATACAACCCCCGAAATAGTTTGTAAAATACCCCCCGTCAACCGCATTCGATCGGCTAGCAACTATCATACATTTGCTGGGGGTCACTGCCATTGGCTAGCAACTATCATGCATTTGCATGGTATTGTCCAAATATACAGCTCTCAGTAAGCCAACCTACCATTACAATATGTGATCTGTATGCTGTGTGGGTGCTGGGTTGTTGCTTGGGTTTGGTATGCTGCGTTCGTTGCCGTGTTGCTAGATTTCATATTGTGAAGTTCGAGGCATTGGGTCTCGGGCAAGTAACCAAATGTAACCATGAAAATGTGTAAAAATAAAATGCAAAGCCTACAAACAAGTAGACCAAAAGGTACCTTCAAAATTCGTGACACACATCCCACAGATCCAAACTACATCTTTATAGCTTGGAGAGCAGACCGTAGATATAACGAATACTGGAGACTAAAAAGTAACAACCACCTAACCAAAATAAGCGATCGTTACAAAAACAGAATTCTTCAAACAAGTACACAAACAAATAAACCTATAGGTACTTTCAAACGCAAAGACCCTCATCCAACTGTACCAAATCTTTTCTTCCAATCATGGAACCACAAAAAAAATCAAGAACGCTGGGCTACACAAAAAACATTAGATCACGAAGATCAAAGAAAATCTAATTGGGTACAAAAAATTGGAAAAGAAAAGAAAAAAGAAAAATATGCAAACGACCCAAAATACAAAGAACATATTAAAGAAGTTAGTAGAAGAAACAAAGCTAAACCAAAAAACAGAGCCCAAGCTAACAAAACAGAAAAAAAGCGTAGACTTAGACTTGGTAAAAAACATCTCCAAGCCGTTCAAAAAAGAGCAATGGCTAAAAATCCAGAACACTACCAAGAAATGGCTAGGATCAATTCTCTTAAATATAACTACAGAAGAGGGGTTAATAATCGTATATTAACTAAAAATCAAAAAAAAGAAATGCGTGTAGTATATACTCAAGCAAGACGCATATCTAAATGCTTACAAATACCGTTCGATGTAGATCACATAATACCACTAAGTAAAAGCGGTCTTCACGAACCTACTAATATCCAACCAGTACCGTCTTCATGGAACAGATCTAAACAAAACAAACACTGCGAACCTTGGACTGCCTGGCAACAAGCCGCATAACCAACCACACACCATAATGACATACGACATATTGATACTGATCATACCGTGGGCCTTCGCTCTCTACATCATTAACTAACCACACACCATCATGAAAGAACTACTAGAAGAACTACAAACACTTCAAGCCCGCCTCAAAAATGCAGGTGGAGGCAAGATCACTATCACATCAACCAACTTCGACATCAGGCTAGGACCTGAACATGAATAACTAACCGCACACCAAAATGCAAATAACACTAACACCGAATCTAACAATGTCCGTAATAAACGGCGGCAGTAGCTACTCAGACCACAACTCAGTTGAAATAGGATTCCCAAGCAAAGAAATTCCGGAGCTAAATCCATACAAAGTAGGCGATGGTGATCCAAGAGAATCAGTCTACTCCGATGTACCGCTAAGCGTACTTGCACTAATAATCAACAAATACCACACACCATCATGATCGACTATAAAAACCCGCAAAAATTCACTCGCTCAGTAGGCGAGCTCACAGAATTCTTGCTATGGACAACCGTTACTCCAGGTAAAAAATCATCAACCATAACACCCAGATTCAACAAACTTATTGAAGAAGAGCCTGCAACTAGTGTTATACGCTCGCATGGCAATCGTATACGCTCGTTACTCAAAAAAAATGGTATCGGTCAATACGAACGCTTAATCAAATGCTGGCAAACTATCGGCTTTGGCGAGCTTGATGGCGTACGCATTCGATCAGGTGACTTCCTTCGAAATGCGACCAGAGAGCAGCTAACTATCATCCCCGGCCTAGGACTCAAAACTGCATCCTTCTACATGGTAAATACCAGACCCTGGGCAGAAGTAGCTGTTCTAGATGTACACATACTTCGCTGGCTTGCTCGAGAATTCCCCAAATATCCAGTACCTGAACAAACGCCTCAAGATCCAGACGAATATGCTCGTCTTGAAGCTATGTTCCTAGGTGCTTCATGCAAATTCAACATGTCTCCTGCAGATCTTGACATCGAACTATGGAAAGAATCCGCAGCAGCATAAACAACAACCAAATAACTAATAAAAATCACACACCATATGCATCGACAAAAACTACTACAACTACTCAAAAGTTTCGGATCTAAAATCTTTTGGGTGCAATATATAAAAGTAGATGGAACCTATCGTGAAGATAATGTCAGACTATCTGTACGCAAACATGTCAAGGGTAAGGGCAAGAGCCCAAGCAAACCAACCAACGACATCATTACTGCGTATAGAATGTTCAATATATCTGGTCATGAATTCACAGGATATCGTCCATCAAATAAACAATATTTCAGCTTAAAACTGTCAAATATTGTTCAAGTAAAGTGTGGTGGGCACACTTACAAAATCGTTCCCGAACCAATCAGAGATCTTATTGATCTATCTGATTCGTTCAAAACCGTAGATGACAATGTCATCGCAATATCAGCATAAAAATAAACACACACCATATAACAAATGAAAATAAATAAATCACACGCAGTCGACTACGAGACTATCATCCAATCAGCAACGCCCCAAGCTACCAATACTTGGCGTCCTGTACCTCATTCAGATGTAATGAATACGGTTATTGAAGAAGCGTTACACCGTGATCTCAATGTTCGTGAGATCAAGTATCAACTCGTTGATGTCTATGACAAAAAAGTACGCCAACCATATCAAGATATGTTCGCTACCATGTTCATGGAATCCAGTAATGGATCCTTCGAAAACATGCTTGGTATTCGTAACAGTCATAACCAACGCTTCGGTGCCGCTGCCTGTTCAGGTTCCCGTGTCATCGTATGTAGTAATATGATCTTCTCTGGTGAACATATTATCAGCAGTAAACATACAAAAAATGTACACGCTAACTTTAATAACCGTGTATCAAGTATGTTCGATAATATTATCAATAACTGGACCAGTCAGGAACATAGATACGACGGTTACAAAGATACTACTATCAGCAATAATGAGGTATATCGAATCGTTGGTGAAGCCTGTCGTAACAACCAAGCAATACCAGCCGGTAAACTTAATAAAGTAATTGATGAGTATGAATCACCATCTCACGACGACTTTGAACCTGGTAATGCATGGTCGTTGTTCAATGCGTTTACGGAAATATATAAGGAATGTCCAACCAGTATTGCAGACTCTGCAAAGCGTGGCATAGCATTGCACAGTATATTCGATACTCATTGTTCAGATGCAATCGAAACTCGTCAGCCTGAAAAACTTCAAACCTTGCTAGCGTTAAATTAACCTACGGGTTGCATTAAAGATCCTTAGCAATCGTAAAAAACATACACCTGCCGAGATCGCAGAAGCTAATAGCACTGCTGAAATCTATAACTCGTTGCGTATCTGCCCAAAGTGCAAACAACGCATCGTTTACTACGAACAATACAAATTAGGGGGCTGTCCCCCCTGCATACAATGGAAATACAAAATAAAATTACATGGAATGTAGGTAACGCAAAGTTACCAAAACGCATTATCCATCTATCATTACCGTCTGGTCATACATGTCCTGCGGCAGACAAATGTCTGTCCAGGGCTGATATGATTACGGGTAAAATCAAAGACGGTCCTAATACTGAATTCAGATGTTATGCGGCTTCAATGGAAGCTATGTATAAAAATCTGCGCAATCAGCGTTGGAGCAATCTAATCAAACTAAAAAACCAATCTCGAAAAAGAACATTCGAGATTCTTAATGCGTCACTCAAACGAGTACACGATAATTACATCAATGATCACGGACAACGACCTTTCATTCGTGCTCATGTAGGTGGTGACTTCTTCAATAAAAGTTACTTCCTAGCATGGATGGATCTAGCAACTAAATATGCTCCTACATGGTTCTATGCGTATACCAAACGCTTAGACCTATGGACTACACTAACTGACCAAATACCTAGCAACTTCGAGCTCAATGCAAGTTATGGCGGTAAATACGATCAACTAATTGATCGATATGACCTCAAGTCTGCTCGTGTCGTATATAGTCACAAAGAAGCTGAAAAACTTGGTCTAGAAATAGATCAAGACGACAGCCACGCATATACTCGTGGCCCCAGCTTCGCCCAACTCATTCACGGTACTCAACCAAAAGGATCGTGTGCAAGTAAAGCTCTAACCCAACTAAAAGATCATGGATGGACAGGATATAATAAGCGTTCCAAGAGCGTGCAGAAAACGCATTGAATCGTTCTTTGCTACAATCGATAACGACACAGTTGATCGCTACAAAACTGATTGGCAAACTATCATGCCTAAATCAGATCGTGAGCATATCAATCGTTATCGGTTTGCATACTGTACGGTTCATACAAGCTGGGCAAATAGCTGCGATCAATACAATGCAATTAAGCGTACCAATGCAGATACAACATACAATTCTCTGCATCGTATGCTTAAAAACAGTCAAGGTGGCATGTATCAAATCAAAGCTACCGGTATTGATAATCTACAGTATCTATGGCGTAGACACCGCAACTTGTTCACTCCACAACCAGACAACTGGCAATCGTGGCGTAACAAACTTGCAAAAATGCTCAAGAAACTAGGATTGGCAAAAACATCATTCGCTATCGAAATGATCAAACCGCTCGATGCACAAATAATATGTATTGATCGACACATGTTCAAAGCCTTCGGCTGGGAAGATGTCGATCGTGCTGCTTCACCCGCTCAGTACACATACTACGAAGATTACTGGAATGAATTGTCTAACTCATACGGCATACCACCAGTTATCTCCCGTAACTTGTTCTGGGATAAAATACAAAAACAAGACAGCTCAATGTATTGGGCAAAATATCTAAACTAATAATCAAACACACACACCATATGAAAAATATATCATACTCATTCGGAAACAGTTCCGTATTCATATTCGATCATCAAAATAACAAACCAATCGAAATTACTAACGACCGTATCAACTACAAAAGTATTCTTGATGCAATTAAAGATGACAACGAACAACAAGTTCGCGACCTCATGGACGAATCCCAAGTCCTATGCAATATGACCAACGGTCGTGTTCGTGTAACAGGTGATCAAGTCTTCTTAGACGGTAACGAGATTCATACAGCCGAAGCCAAAAAGCTTACTGATCTAATTGCAGAAGGTCATACTAATCTAGATCGCTGGTTTCGGTTCATCGAAAAACTGCATGCCAATCCAAGTTATCGTTGTCGTCAACAAGCCTATAACTTCATCACACATACTGGTATGTGCATGACTGAAGAAGGTAATCTTATTGGTTACAAAGGCGTACAAGATGACTACTACAGCAAGTATGGCAACACGCAGAACACTATCATTGAAGGCGTAGTTAACAAATCCGGTCAGATTCTAAATACTGTAGGATCTACAATCGAAATGCCACGCATGAATGTAGATGACGATCCAAACAACGGTTGCTCATCCGGTCTACATGTAGGTTCACATGACTACGCAGACAGCTGGGCATCTGGAGACGGTAAACTACTAATTGTAGAGTACAGTCCAGCTGACATTGTATCTGTGCCTAATGAATGCAACTTCGGTAAGCTTCGTGTATGCAAATACAAAGTCATTGACGAATCTACAAACCGCCAAGTTCTTAACGACGGTGCGTTCGGTCACGAAACAGACGAACTTATCGAACTATTCGACTACATAGAAGACAATGCAGAACATAACTCAATCTGGCTCAGTCAAGTTCAAGAAGAATTCCCTGAAGCAGACATTGATATGATCATGGATGCTATCCGTAATCATAGCGAATACAGAGTGCAACTATCCTTCAATACACACCACAATGACTGGTCTATTATGCTGACCGAAAAGTCATTCTAATCTTATCCACACACCATATGACCTGAGCATGTCTATAATCTGCTCCTCTTATTATTATGAAGCTATCAACAGATAAACAACAGTATCAAACCAACATTACTAAAGCCGCTGACTTCGGCATCGAAGAATCTGACCTATCCCACATCATGGGCATACTCAGATCTCAAATCTATTCCGACAAATTACTCGCAGTCATTCGTGAATATTCTACCAACGCAGTAGATGCTAATATCGAAGCAGGTAAAGATGCATCCATCAATGTAAAACTACCGTCACTAAACGATTCAACACTATCATTCCGCGATTACGGCTATGGCTTAACTGATGAAGAAGTATGCCAGCTCTATGTCAAATACGGTGCAAGTACCAAGCGTAACAGTAACGACTATACCGGTTGCCTAGGTATCGGCTGCAAAGCTGGCTTCGCATATGGCGACAGCTTCCAAGTTATTAGTTATACAACTAATAAAATAACTACTTGGCTAGCACGCATTGATGAATCCAAGCGTGGTACAATAAGTATGCTTAACAGCACAGAAAATACTACTGGTACTACAGGTACAGAAGTTCGTGTAACTATTAGAAAACAAGACATTGATGATTGCATAAGCAAAGCCAAAAAATTCTTCAAATACTGGCGTACAAAACCAATCATTAACTGCGAGTTACCTAAATTAGAGATCTTCGAATCAACAGATGACTGGGCAATTACCAAAGAATCTCAAAGACCTTACCACTATCGAAACCATCGCAATGCATTCGTTGTAATGGGTAACATTTGCTATCCATTAAGTGCAGACTCAGCAAACATAACCGGTAAAGGTTCAGCGTTAATTCAATGCAGTAATGTTATATTCTATGCACCTCTTGGTTCACTAGATATCGCTGCTAATCGTGAGTCTCTTGAATATACAGACAGAACACGCAATGCACTTGTTGCTATGTCTAATAATATGCTCATTGATCTAGCAACCAGACTATCAAAACTTGTTGCTAATGAACCCAGCCGTATCAATGCGAGTATCAAATCATTTCATTATGACGATGATTTACCTGGAGGTATTATACAACAGATCAAAGCTAATGCTCAGTGGCAAGGTCAAGAACTAATATCTACTGTCTCACTGCCTAAAGGACATACAGCCGTTAGACACTTCCGTAAAAAGAAAAGCTGGCGATCAGAAGACTATGTATTCAATAAAGATAAAGATATTAGCGGGTTCGGACTGCGTGCTAACATGACTATCTGTGTACACAATACAGATGAAATACCGTTAGCTAATGCAACTCGTAGAATTCGTACACTTCAAGCTAACAAAGGTAACAACAATGAAGACACATTCGTGGTTATTCCAGAAGCAGCTCTCAACAATATCACACCCAAGTTAGAATATGCTGACTACACTGATCTAATTGATATCACACCCATGCCTGCCAATCGTACTATCATCACTAAATCAGATGGTACTACAGAAACAGTAAAACCCGTGCGTATCAATGTATGCCATGTCAAACCAGCAACACTCAAATCTGAGCGCCTTACTGAAGAACAAGATCCAGTTAAATGCGACATCACTGACAAGTATGTATATGTCCCACTTGATCGCTTCGACTGGCAAGGCCATGGCGATATGCTTGAGAACTTAGGTGATCTACAAGCTGCAATTAAATTCATGTGTGTAGAAAATAAGATTCCTGTACTAAA